TATATCTTCCAGCCGGTACAGGTTGGATTGCGCCCACTCGATGCGTTGTTCAAACAGGAGCTTGTCCAAGCCGAATGCGTTGGCACAGTCAATCCCCAGATACTGAAATCCGGTATCGGTATTCATGGGGGTTATTCCTTAAGAGGTAGGGATTAGCAGGGCCATAGCCCGATATTCAGGTGGTACACCTTCATCCTTGATTACAAGCCAGTTTTCTATGCGAGGGGAGAACACATAGAAACAAGAATGATTGCTAGGAGAGGCAACGATGTAGGCGTAACTTTTGGCAGTTGCATCTGAATTCCCAGGTAGGTATGGCACCACAGACATAGGCTTATCGGGTTCAAACAGGTAGATGGGCATTGGGCACCTTTAGGGGTTGATGCCCTTGATCAAGCACCACACACGGGCTGACTTAGGCACATCAGATAGGTTGATGGGTATGTACCGGTCACCAAAGATGACCGTGTACCAGCAACCATTCCACAGCAGGGCTGTGCCATGAGGCAGTGGTACAAAGGGTCTTTGCTTACGCTCACGGATAGAACCGTCAGGTAGGAACATGCGCACGAGATTACTCATGGTCACCTCGGTAGATGAGTAGGTGCAGGGCACGGATGTCAGGAGGTACATCAGAAGCATGGATAGGACTTTCTGTGGAATACTTGTTGTCTAAGTAGCACCAAGGCGAATCGAACTGATAGCCCGTCCCGTAGCAGTAGTGCACTTCAGCACCGCTGTTAATACACGTATCGTGGGTTTGAGAGTAGTTACCTACATAGTGTTTGAGAGCATCGCCCTCGTACCAATACAGGTACTCGAGATCGCTCATACACCCTCCACCAGCTCTTCATCTGCCAGTTCAATAGCTGCCTTCTGAAAGGCTGTGCCTTGCGTATTGATGTGATAGCCAACTGAGTACAGTCGACCGCGGCAATCCACCTTGTGGGTGAGGTGCATACGGTTGCCCTGGTTGATCATAAGAATCATCAGGTCATTGGCTTGGGTCTTGAACTGGTGCCACTGTTCCAGTTGCTCACCGGTGGTAAGTACCTCTTTAGGCTCCATCTCACAGGCCAGTAAGAAGTCCAGTGACAGGCTCAGAGGGATCTGGTTTTGTAGGTTGATCACGTCCAAACAGACATCACCATCGTGGTGATTACCTTTGCCCAAGATCAACGAATCGTTGTGGGTAAGGTAGCCACTCTGGTGGTTGTTGGTGACCAGTTCAGGCACACACACCATGGGTGGCAAGAACGTCGCATTATATATAAAGCCCCTCACCTCCTCACTGAAGTGGAGGTTCGACACCAACATCAGCGACGCCTCACGGCTAGCTTTGTTGATGTCAAAGGCATCTGTCTGACATAGCACAGCAAGCATTCCAGCAATGGTAGTCAGGGCTTCTGGCTTATCACTGAAGCGCAGGCGTCCCGCCAGCTGAGCACATACAGAAGTCATGAGCTCTTCTTTCTGGCAGTAACCACACTGTAGGAATATCTGAAGGATTAACTCCTCCATATCCAACAGCTCAAGCTGTGCCAGTTGTGCAGCCTTACGGGGGTAGTACTCTTGGCTACGCCATTCATTGATGAGCTCAACACCCATGGCCAGCTTGGCTGCATTGCCTGGATGCTCCAGTAGCTCACGCTTAAGGTAGCCGTCAATGTGCTTACGGTTGTATCGATACTCGTTAGCCAACTGAATATCAGTAGGCAGCATGCGTACGGGAGCATTCATGGGTATTCTCCTAGTTATAAAGTAGGGCTATGGCTCTGAGTTCTGAGGGTACAACTGACTCACTACACATCTGCCAGTGGTCAGTTGGTTTCTTTGAGGTAGTAGTCACGACGGTGTACCACGTGCGGTTTTCTGGTGTGTAGATATACACACTTGCATTGGTTGTATTCTTACGAAGCAATGCCGCGTAGGTGGTGGCTGTGTACCCTTCATAAGAGTCAATGGGGTAAAGCTGCCTACTGACGTTGTGAACTGCCAGCACTAGATAAATCATGTTGGCTTCCTTACTAAATGTTGGGCATAGGCCCACGTCATCCCAAAGCGGGACGCTTCTGATTAACTGTTGATTAGGTGATAGGCACGAATGTGTGGATGAATGGTTTCTTCATTCACCCAGATCCAGTCCCGCTTTTCACGGTCCCATACAATTCAAATCTTAACGGCGACGCGATAGATCGAATACGGTATTTGCTCGTATAGGCTCATCAGGTCGAATAAATGTTTAGTGGTGTGTTCGCAGATGACTCGATCACCTTCCACACGGTAGAGGTATAACTTCATATGGCTGTCTCACTGAAATGAATGAGCCCCTTAATCGGGGCTCTGGTTAACCGTGTTCTGCATACCCTGTCACACCGCCTACAGAGGCGATGTAAGCGTCCAGTACCTCAAGAGGTACATAGGCATAGACTGTTTCAGTAGGGTTATCGCAATCATCGCAATAGGGCATCAGCGCCTCTATTTCTTCAGAAGGAAACCCTACTTCAAACTCAGTGTACTGAGAGTAAGGAACCGTTTCTCTTGGGGTGCAATAGTGGTATTCACTGGCTTGAATACTCAAGCTCACGCCATTGGCCAGTATCAACCGAGCGGTTTGCTGGATACTACCTTTGTACTCAAGGCGGGAACCTTCTTGCATCCACTGGGTGAAGTGTTTGGTCAGTACAGCAACTTGCCGGTTCATGGTTTCTTCCTTAATTGAATGGGAATGGATCAGGTGCAGACGTTGGTGGGTGTGCATCCATGAACGCATTCACCTCAGCATCCAAGCGGCCCCAGTAAGCGTTCAGTTGAGGCTCTACAACACAGAGTGCATAACCTGCTGCACTAGCTTCACGCAGTGTCTGTTCAGGTTGAAAGCCCATGCTCCAGCCATCCAAGAGGATGCTATTCAGCTTGGTATGGCGTTTGTATACGTTAGGAGATCCCATGGTTTCTTCCTTATAAATAAATAACCCCACACCCGAATGGGTGCAGGGCATGAGGCTTAGAAGCCTACGGAGCTGACCTCTTTGTCAGCCATTTGGAAGTCCACGATCAGGGCATCTTTCAATGCCTCCAGACCGCCTTCTTCTTGCAGTCGCTTGATCAGCGCAGCCTCAAAAGGCTTGCTGTCTTTCAGCGCAATGGAACCGATCTTGCGCTTGCCGCCTTCAGGCGTAGGCACATACAGGTTCACGAATGCTTGGGCCTTCCAGCTGTCGTTCTGCTGGTTGGTGGTTTCGTTGCGCTTAACGCCAGTGTTAAAAGCCATGGTTGTATCTCCAGTAAGTTGGCCAGATGAGTCATTCACCTGTAGCCGTTCACGCTGGGACAGCGTGCTGTTGACTTTGATTTGGCTTCTGTCTGTCTGCTTAAAAAACAAAACCCTTCCGAAGAAGGGTTTGTTACCAGGATTCCACTGGCATGGCTGGTTAGGCAGTAGGGTCGCAGTGGATTACCAATCCACCGGTGCTTGATCAAAGCCGTATTACGACGCAGGGATCAATCTGCGAAGGGGCAAAAGAGACTTGTGCTCTTAGGCCTCTAACGCTGGGACAGCGTGTTCTTGATCTTGCTGTGTGCTTTTAAAAGAACAGGCCCACATCCAATTAAGGATATGGGCACTGGTTTATGCAGCAAGGACAGCACGGCCAGTGGCCATGGCTTGAGCCTTAGCAGCTGCCATTACCTGACGGCGTGTTGGTAGATCATCCCAAGGCAGAATGGCCTTAGGCGAGCTCTGCGGACGCTTAGCAGCGACCTGTGCTTCCAACTCAACGATACGGTTCATTGCTTCGTTCAGTGCAGCTTGCAGCTGGGCTTTAGTGGCCATGGTGATGTCCTTATTTGGTTAGGTAAATGAAGCGCCATTGGCCTTCAGATTTGAGAGTCGAAGCGGGGATACCAAGGCCACGTTCAATGGCCTGGTTCACACATACTTGGAAAGAGCTGCCACGGATAACAGTCATACGGATTGCTCCTTGCATACACCAAAGCCTAAAGAGGCATACCAGTTCTCTGCTGCAGTCACTGTAGTAGTGTCTTCGTAGACTTCTACGAAGAGGATCTCGTCTTCATTGAAGACAGTGAGCATTAGTGCTGCTTCATCCATTGGGACGAAGATGCGGTCTTTAACATTCATGGGTAGTTCCTCATTCTTGAGTTATTGACAGAGAGCCCTGTCATTCCTCAGTACGTGTGGAACACGTAAAGGTAGTGCGATTAGAGGAAGTGTATCGGGTGTGTATCGGTACGGAATATGGGAAGGAATAGTGATAGTGAGAGAAGTGATAACAGAGTAGATACAGTTGATAAGACTTGATAACAATGTACTGACACTTAACTGTGTCCCTCCCGTGTATATACACACTGTCTCTATAACACTGTCTTAGGTGTGTGCTGTGCTGTGTGCTGGTAGATGTGTGCTTAAAAGGGAAGCACCCCGAAGGGTGCTGGTGTAGTTACTCGTCCTTGAGGCCGAGTTCTACGAGTTGGGACTTGAGCTTAACAAGGTCGGTGCCCTTGAGTTCCTCTGCGAGGAACTTTTGGGACTTGACGTTGCCGAGGATGGAGATGTTGCAGGCTGAGTCGAGGTTGATGGCGAACAAGCGGAAGAAGTTGTTGATGGCTGTGAACATGTGGAGTACTCCGATAGTGGTGGCCTAGGTGCCGTACACCTGGGGACCAGGGGTAGTGGGGTGGTGAATTAGGAATACAAGAAGACCAGGGGGGGTAGGTCGAGGATTTTGATCTGAGGGAGTAAGTACTGGACTCGTACCCATTTTATAAAATTTCAAAAAACCTGAATTCCAAAATAATAAAATTTCAGAGTTCCACACTCTTCATACTATATTCACCCGATACACTAAGTATTGAGTATGAATATGACTGCACTCACTGTTGAAGAGTTAAAGGCTGCACTACCTGACCGGGTAAAGAAGAGTCTGAACCAGGAGTTGATTGATCAGATCAATCTGACCTTGGCTGAACCTGAACTGTACGAGGCGTACCGGGATAACTTGTTGAGTTATACCAAGGTGATGGCTGATGGTAAGTTCAAGATCCCTAACTACATTGATGCGGTTAAGTACGTCAGTCATAAGCTGATGGGCTGTACCAATATCGATGCGTATAGCAAAACCTTTCCTGGGAAGATTGCCCGGTTCACGGCTCAAGGGGTGTCTGGTAAAGACATCGCGTCGTATGTAACTGCATATAACAAGAGCAAGTTGGTGAACTTGATCTTTGAGCAGACGCTGATTCCGCACTATGTGTTGAACCAGGACCTGTACCAGAAGGCGTTGAATGTGCAGGCCGAACTGATGGTGTCGGCTAATAGTGAGAAGGTGCGCAGTGATGCGGCCAATAGTTTGCTCACGCATTTGAAGATGCCTGAGACCCAGAAGGTTGAACTGAATATCGGTGTGAAAGAGGACAGCTCTATTGATGCGCTGCGTCAGGCCACTATGGCATTGGCCCGTGAGCAGCGATTGATGGTGGAGTCAGGTGCAATGAATGCGCAACAGGTCGCCCATACCAAGATCATTGAAGGGGAGCGCATTGCATGAAGGCTGAGTACCTGTTGATAGCTTTACTGGCTTGGGTGATGCACCCGGCCTTGCCGGAAGTAAGAGTAATGACCCGTTCTCCGTACCAGGTGCTGGTGCGTTCTCCTAAGGGGGATCGATGGTCGATCATGTAGCCGACGCACTGGCTCCATGGAAGGTCGAAGATTATCTCAACAACACCAGTTACTCAGTTGATCCCAGCTATGTGCCGAGTGACTTTGCCTTTGAATTTGTGACGTTCATTAAGCTGGTGAACGGATCTGAGGGGGAGGAACACAAGACCCCCCTTGTGCACTACAAGATGCTGGACACGATCACCGAAGGTGGGCGGCGGGTAATCAACCTGTGCCACCGGGGTATCGCCAAGACTACGGTGATGGGTGAATACCTGTTTCTGTACATCGCCACCTATGGGGAGATCCCTGGGTTCGGCAAGGTCAACATTGCCTTGTACGTGTCGGACTCCATCGAGAACGGTGTGAAGAACATGCGTAAGAACTTGGAGTTCCGTTGGGACAACTCTGAGTTCCTGAAGGAGTACGTGCCGCGGATTCACTTCACAGACATTCGTTGGGAGTTTGAAAACGCTGACGGCAAGCTGTTCATCGTCAAAGGCTATGGCGCGAAGACCGGGGTGCGGGGTGCCAAAGAGATGGGGCAGCGGCCTCAGTTGGCAGTGCTCGATGACTTGTTCAGTGATGACGATGCACGCTCACCTACTGTAATCGCGGCGGTAGAAGCCACTGTGTACAAGGCAGTGACCTATGCCTTGCACCCTACAACCAACATGATCATCTGGTCGGGTACGCCGTTCAACGCCAAAGACCCGTTGTACAAAGCGGTGGAGTCCGGGGCCTGGGCGGTTAACGTGTTCCCGGTGTGTGAGCAGTACCCCTGCAGTAAAGAAGATTTCCGCGGTAGCTGGCCCGATCGATTCACCTATGAGTACGTGAAGGAGCAGTACGACACCGCACTCAAGCTGGGCATGGTCGAGACCTTCAACCAGGAACTCATGCTGCGAATCATGAGTGAAGACGATCGCGTGATCATGGATCACGACATTGGCTGGTACAAGATTGATGCGGTGTTGCGTAACAAGGGCCTGTTCAACTTCTACATCACCACTGACTTTGCTACTAGCGAGAAGCAGAGCGCCGACTTCAGCGTGATCAGTGTATGGGCGTACAACAACGCCGGTGATTGGCTGTGGGTGGATGGGGTGTGTAAGCGTCAGTTGATGAACAAGAACATTGATGATCTGTTCAGGCTGGCTCAGATGTACCGGCCCCAGCAGGTGGGGATCGAGGTGACCGGGCAGCAGGGGGGCTTTATCAGCTGGATTATGGATCAGATGTTGGAGCGTAACATCTACTTCCCGCTGGCCAGTGAGGGCAATGACACCAAGCCAGGTATCCGGCCTAACACCAACAAGATGGTGCGGTTCCAGACCATGGTGCCGATGTTCAAGGCCCGTAAGATATTCTTCCCGGTAGAGAAGAAGCTCAGTCCCGAGTTGGCAGAAGCAGTGAATGAGTTGAGCCTGGTGGCCCTGAGTGGGTTTCGCAGCAAGCATGACGACTTCATTGATACCATCTCCATGTTGTCCTCGCTCCACCCGTGGAAGCCTACGGAAGTGGGTACGTTCAAAGCGTCCTCTGGTAATGATGGAATGTGGGACTTGGACGTTGATGATGAACCCGGAGACCGGATGGCTTCCTATATTGTTTGAGGGCAAGTGAATGACGCTACAAGAAATCTTCGACCAGCTTAGTTATGGCGAACTGTCCCAACTGAGTATGGGCGGATCAGGCGATACCGGTATCACAGAAGCCAACTGGGAGCGGGTCCTAGCTTCAGTGAACCTGGGCCTGACCGAGCTGCACAAACGCTTCCCCTTGAAAGAGGGGCGCATCGACATCCTGCTGCAGCCTGGGCAAACCACCTATGTGCTGGATAAGAAGTATGCAGTGGCCAATCGTGAATCAGTCGGGGTAACCAAGTACCTACAGGACACCTTTGCTGCACCCTTCGATAACGTGGTGATGAAGATTGAGCGGGTGTACGACGAGCTGGGTAATGAGCTTGGATTGAACCAGGGGGGTGACTCATACGACCTACTGCAGACCAGCTGCCGTACGCCGAACTACAACACCTTGGTGTTGCCAGCTGAGCTCAAGGGTGAGCGGGTCACCGTGGTGTACCGTGAGAACCACCCCATTCTGTTGAAGGAACAGGGTTACTTTGCACTGGATGAAGTGGAAGTGAGCTTGCCGTATAGCCACTTGGAAGCGTTGCTGCTGTATGTGGCCAGTCGGATCATGAACCCCATTGGGGTATCTGGTTCGCAGGGGCAGTTCCATGAAGGCAACAACTACGCAGCGAAGTTTGAAGCGGCGTGTGCCCGACTGGAGCAGACCAACTTGCGGGTAGACCAGGGCGAGCGCAACAGTCGAATGGAGCGGAACGGCTGGGTATAAATCAGGGGAGGGCTGGCCTGGTGTCAGTCCCTCCGCTATCCTCCTGTTTTTAAGTAGGGATAACGCTATGAAACAGGTATGGGTATGTGTGTTAGCAGGGGTTGTATTGAGTGGGTGTGCAAGTACCCCCGCACCGTACATGACAGAAGAGGGGTATAACGCTTTTGCTGTCCAGTGGAATACGGCTGAGCAATGCATAGCCCAGGGGGATATAGACCCTGTTATTGCAGCCTATGGCAAAAAGCGAATGCTGCAAGCAATTGCAGGACTGCGGCATGACCCCACAAAACTGAATAATTTGATTAGTTACGGCAACACCAATTACCCCGTAAGCCCAATCAAAAACTGCAGGAAACTTGAATCCATGTTCGCTGGCTTACGTGATGAATACGATAGAAACTCCAGGGATACATCAGGTAATAAGAACCAGTACACCTCCTGTTTCTCAGGGGCATTGGGTACTAACTGTGTTTCCTACTGAATAAGAAAAGCCCCAATTAAGGGGCTTTTTTGTTGCGGTACAGTGGCGTCATCTCGACGTATTAGTACATATCAGGTTGCCGTAGCCTGACCCGGAGACAGGGATCACCTCACATTCGTGGAGCGAACTCCACTATCGCACCCTGGTTTAAAATACCCAACTTTATTGAGATGTGTAATCCTAACTTGGATTGTTTACTATTGGGCCATTCACCATGACCCGAGTTAAATTAATGTCCGAGACTCCTAAAGAGCTGAATCAGGAAGTAAAGAAGCTCACCAGTTGGAAGAAGGAGCCTACAGTATTAGAACTGAAGCAGGATCTAACCGATGCTTCGGTTGATCACCAGGAACAAAAGACCGCAGTAGAAGGTTGGCTGGATAACTTAAATGTTACAGGTCAGGCCAAGGTCAACACACCTAAAGGGAACTCCAAGATAGTTCCCAAGCTGATCCGCAAACAAGCGGAGTGGCGCTATGCTGCACTCAGTGAGCCCTTCCTGAGTACGGAAGACTTGTTCAATGTGTCACCTACTACGTGGGAAGACAAAGAAGCCGCTATACAAAACCAGCTAGTGCTTAATCACCAGTTCAACAACAAAATGGACAAGGTGGCATTCATTGATGAGTACGTGCGTACTGCAGTGGATGAAGGCACGGTGATTGTACGGGTGGGCTGGGAAGTTGAAGAAGAGACTGTGGAAGTTGAAGTCCCTGATGTGGAGTTCACCGTTAATCCTGAACTAGGTCCACTGCATCAACAACTGGCTCAAATGAAACAGGAGAACCCTGAGCAGTACAGCCAGGAAGTATCCACTGAACTACAGCAAGCCCATGACTTGACCGTGCAACATGGTCAACCGGTAGAAGCCACTATCATTGGCTACAAGAAAGAGAAGCAGGTTAAGACGTTAAAGAACCAGCCGACCTTTGAAGTATGTGACTACCGTAATGTTGTCATCGATCCGACCTGCAAAGGGGACATCGATAAAGCCGGGTTTGTTATTTACAGTTTCGAGTCGTCAATCTCCGCCTTGGAGAAAGATGGTAAATACAAAAACCTGGAGGCAATCAATGTCGACACCAACTCAATCCTCAGCGAACCAGACCATGCCGCCTCAACCGGATCGAAGACTTTCAACTTCAATGATCGAGCACGCAAAAAGTTTGTGGTTTACGAGTATTGGGGATATTGGGATATTAACGGTACTGGTGTGCTTCAGCCTATTGTCGCTGCCTGGGTAGGCAGTACGCTTATTCGCATGGAAGAGAACCCCTTCCCAGATAAGAAGTTGCCCTTCGTTACAGTACCCTACTTGCCAGTCCGTCGATCGATCTACGGTGAACCTGACGGTGCCTTGTTAGAAGACAACCAGAAAGTCCTGGGCGCAGTGACTCGCGGCATGATCGACATTATGGGTAAGTCGGCCAACGGGCAGACCGGTGTGCGTAAAGACGCACTGGACCTGACTAACAAGCGTAAGTTTGAAAAGGGCCAGGACTACGAGTTCAACGCCAACGTCGATCCGCGCCAGGCGGTGTTCATGCACACCTTCCCTGAAATTCCAAACTCTGCCCAGTTCATGATGCAAATGCAGAACATGGAAGCAGAGTCGCTTACTGGTGTGAAAGCGTTTAGCCAGGGTGTATCAGGTGCCTCTTTGGGCAATGTGGCAGCAGGTGTTCGTGGTGCTTTGGACGCAGCGTCTAAGCGTGAGCTGGGCATCCTCCGTCGCCTGAGCGCAGGCATGATCAAGATTGCTCGCAAGGTCATCAGCATGAACGCTGAGTTCCTCTCTGAAGAAGAGATTATTCGCATCACTGAAGACCAGTTTGTAAAGGTGCGCCGTGATGACCTGGCCGGTGAGTTTGACCTGAAGCTGTCGATCAGTACTGCAGAAGAAGACGACAACAAGGCACAGGAGCTGGCCTACATGCTGCAGACCATGGGCAACAACATGGACCCAAGAATGAGCCAGATTATCCTGGCTGACATTGCCCGCCTGCGAAAGATGCCGGACTTGGCTAAGCAGATTAAAGAGTACCAGCCGCAACCTGATCCATTGGCTCAGCGCAAAGCTGAACTTGAGCTGATGATGTTGGAAGCTGAGATTGCTAAGTTGCAATCAGACACTGCTAAGCAGGACGCTGAAACTCAGTTTATGGGGTACAAGGCAGGTACTGAAGAAGCTAAAGCCAATAACTTACGCAGCGACACTGACTTGAAGAACCTCAACTTTGTGGAACAAGAGTCAGGCGTTAAACAAGAGCGTGATCTTCAGAAGTCTGGTGAGCAAGCCCGCAGTCAAGCACAGTTGAAACTCTTGGATATTGCAGCCAAAGAGCGACAGGTTGATAAGACTCAATAACTAACAGCAACTAAAAGTCGTGCAGGGCAGTAAGTTTTATATTACTGTCCCTGCCGAACCACACCCTATTACCTGTTAACAGCAATGGTAGAAGTTATGAACCCAACCGCCGTAGAAGAAATTGAACTGAACATTAAGCAAGCGCAGAAGATTGTCGACGTTGGTACGTCGCTTGAACGACTGCTGCTCAACCGTGACTTCAAGAAAGTTATTGTTGAAGGTTACTTGGAACAAGAAGCTGTGCGCCTGGTGCACCTCAAAGCGGATGAGAGTATGCAAACTCCGGCCAAGCAAGAGTCTGTTGTTAAACAGATCGATGCCATTGGTGCGTTGAGTTCGTACCTCAACACTGTGCGGTGGAAAGCAGCACAAGCAGTTAAGGCTATTGATGCCGACGAACAAACCCGCGAAGAGTTGATTCAGGAGGACGTTGAATAATGTCCGAAGAATTGAACCAGGATAACGAACAGGACGTTGTATCCCTACTGGATTTGCCTGACGATGAATTGGTGAAGTTCGACCTGGAAGCCCATCTCCAGAACAACACCTCCACGGAAGAAGCCACTACCGAAGCAGTAGAAGAGCCTGACGTTGAGGAAGTAGACGAACCCGCAGTCGAGGCTGAAGGCGGTACGCCGGAAGCCGAAGACGAAGGTGAGTCTGCTGACGAAGAAGAAGAACCTGAAGTCGCTGCCGCTGCTGAAGTAGAAGACGAAGAGCCTGAAGAAGCAAAGCCAGAAAAGGCGGATGCTGAGGCGTTCGACTACGAAGCGGAATACAAAAAGATCACTGCACCGTTCAAGGCGAACGGTAAAGATATGCACGTTAAGTCGGCGGACGACATTGTTGCGCTTATGCAAATGGGCGCGAACTACAACAAGAAGATGGCCGCGCTTAAACCCAATTTGAAGTTGATGAAACTTCTAGAGAATAATGGGTTACTCAGCGAAGAAAAGTTGAGCTTCCTGATTGATTTGGATAAAAAGAATCCTGATGCAATCAGTAAGCTGGTTAAAGACAGTGGGATTGACCCATTGGATATGGACGTTAACAAGGAGAGCGGATACAAGCCGAAAACTTACACTGTTGACGATCGGGAATTGGAGCTGGACTCGGTACTTGAAAGTATTCAAGACACACCGACCTACGCACAAACAATTAACGTAGTGAGCACTAAGTGGGATGGCCCAAGTAAACAAGCAGTCGCGGAATCGCCTCAGCTGTTGAAAGTTATTAACGACCACATCTCAAGTGGCGTGTACGACTTGATCAGTAATGAAGTGGAACGTGAGCGCATGTTTGGACGCTTGAGAAGTGTGTCGGATATTGAAGCTTATCGCCAGGTAGGTGACTCGCTGGATGCAAAGGGTGCGTTTAACCATCTGTTTAATCAGGGGCAACAGCAGCCAGCACCAAAGCAAGTAATCACCCCACCGGCTAAAGCAGAAGATCCAACTCGCCAGGCCAAGAAGCGGGCAGCCAGTACAACTAAAGCTGTGCCTACCAACAAAGTAGCAGCGGACTTCAATCCTCTGTCTTTGTCGGATGAGGAATTCAGCAAAAGTTTTAATTCCCGACTCCTGTAAGTAAGAGGCTATACCATGACCATTAAGTATAACGATCCGGGCACTACCCCATCCTCGATGGGCAACCAGCTCCAAACCCACTACTACCAGAAGCAGGCTCTGATCGAAGCCCGCAAAGAACAGTATTTCAGTCAGTTGGCTGACGTGACCTCCATGCCTAAGAACATGGGTAAGACCATCAAGCGTTACCACTACCTGCCACTGCTCGACGATGCCAACATCAACGACCAGGGCATCGATGCTGCCGGTGTTGTGAGCGTCAACGGTAACCTGTACGGCTCCAGCAAAGACATCGGTTCTATCCCGGCCAAGATGCCAGTCCTGTCGGAAAGCGGCGGTCGTGTTAACCGTGTTGGCTTCAAGCGTAAAGAGCTGGAAGGCACCATCGAGAAGTTCGGCTTCTTCGATGAGTACACCCAGGAATCGATGGACTTCGATACCGACGCGGATCTGTGGCAGCACATCAACCGCGAGATGATCTCCGGTGCCAACGAGATCACTGAAGACGCCTTGCAGATCGACCTGATCAACGCCGCTGGTGTGATCAAGTACGCCGGTAACGCGACGCTGAACAGCGAAGTTGGTGCTGACGACATGGTTTCCTACGGTGACCTGCTGCGCCTGTCGATCGACCTCGACAACAACCGCACCCCGAAGCACACCAAAGTGATCACCGGCACCCGCATGGTGGACACTAATACCATCAACGCTGCCCGTGTCATGTACATCGGCTCCGAGCTGCTGCCTCACCTGAAAGGCCTCAAAGACCTCCACAACAACCCAGCCTTTATCTCGGTTGAGAAGTACGCCGCAGGCGGTACTACCCTCACCGGTGAAGTCGGTTCGATCGATCAGTTCCGCATCGTCGTGGTGCCGGAAATGATGAAGTGGGCGGGTGCAGGTGCTGATGCCATTGGTTCGTCTACTCACTACGAAACTGGTGAGAAGTTCGACGTGTTCCCAATGCTCGTGGTAGGCGACTCGTCCTTCACCACTATCGGTTTCCAAACCGATGGTAAGACCGTGAAGTTCAAGATCACCCACAAGAAGCCAGGCGAAGAGACCGCTGACCGTAACGATCCGTACGGTGAGACCGGCTTCATGAGCATCAAGTGGTACTACGGTTTCATGGTTCTGCGTCCTGAGCGCATCGCCCTGATCAAGACCGCAGCCACTCTCTAAGCGGTAACCCAGGAACCCGGCTTAGGTCGGGTTCCTTTTTCCTACTTCGATAAAGGTGTGATCCACGATGCAAGAGTTTGAACAAGAAGAAGTACTCGAGATTCCAGACGAACTGACCACACTCAAGGCACGCGCCGAGCAGTTGGGCATTTCCTTCCATCCCTCCATCAAGCTGGAAAAGCTGCGTGACAAAATCAACGCCAAGCTTGAAGGCGACAGCGAAGAAGAAGCAGAAGAAGTGGTAGTAGCTGCTGGTGCACCGAAGGGCGAAACCCAGAGCGAACTGCGTCTGCGCAAGCGTAAAGAAGCCAGTGAACTGGTACGAATTCGTGTGACCTGCATGAACCCTGCTAAAAAAGAGTGGGACGGTGAAATCATCACCACAGGTAACAGTGCAGTGGGTACCTTCAAAAAGTACGTGCCCTACAACAACGAAGATGGCTGGCATGTACCACGCATCATCTACAACCAGCTGCTTGAGCGTAAATGCCAAATCTTCGTCACTGACAAAGATGGCCGCGGTAACAAAGTGCGTAAGGGCAAGATGATCCGTGAGTTTGCCATTGAAGTACTGCCTCAGCTGACCCCAGCTGAACTGCGTGATCTGGCTCAACGCCAGGCCATTGCCAAAGCAATCGACTGATCAGGTGACCGGTAATGAGTACTCCGTTGTCCTTGAATGACCTAACCGAAGCCACTGTAGATGGGGCAGGTGCATTCGACCTCCTCATGCGGGCTGCTAAGTCGCACCTGGAAGATGAGTTTGTAAAGAACCGCATCAAGGGCTCGGACTACTCGTCGGTGTACCTGGGATCGATGACCCAGGTGCTACAGGCCGCTGTGCAGTTCCTACTGCAGAAAGATAAGGCTGCTAATGAAGCCGCCTTGATCGACGCACAGGTACGCAACACCGAAGCGCAGATTCTCCTGGTTGCAGCTCAAACCGAGTTGGCTATTCAGCAGAAGAAGAACGCTGAGAACGAGTGGCTGTTGTTGGCTGAGCAGAAAGCCAAGATGGCTGCCGAGACCAAGCTGATGGGTCAAACCTACCTCAACGCGGTTACCGAGAACGCCACCATGCTCAAGCAGCAGTGCAAGCTGGCTGCTGAATACGATGTCCTCATGGAACAGAAGCTGAAGACGGTTCAGGAAACCTCCTTGCTGGCACAGAAGAAGGTAACTGAGATGGCTCAAACCAACGGTGCCAGTACTGACAATGACAGCGTGATCGGCAAGCAGAAGAACCTGTACCAGGCCCAGGCAGATGGCTTTAAGCGTGACGCCGAGCAGAAGGCAGCGAAGCTGATGGTCGACTCCTGGAACGTGCGACGGACTACAGACGAAGGCACTCAAGCCAACGCCACCAACATGCTGCATGACGTAACAGTTGGGCGTGCGGTGACCAAGCTCCTTGAGGGTGCGGGTGCTTGACCAACGTGCGGTAACAACAAAGGGCCTTATGGCCCTTTTTTTAACTTTTGTGTGGGAAGGGTGTTATGGGACTTTTTAGTTCAAAAAAGAAAGTCACGGTTACTACAGACGTGGTGCGTGTTATTGAAGATAACTTTCTACCGTACACCCACAAAAGTTCAGTGCTGGATTCAATTGTTAATGGGGGTGAACTAACAGAAACCCTGTTAGATGGCCTTACGAAGAGTGTCGCCATTCGTGCTGACAACATGTACCAGTACGCCAAGACGCAGTATCACTATGGGTTGCCTAACCACACCTTCTTAGAAAAGGGTAGTGGCAAAGCTATTATCCAGGCGGCGATTCAACAAGAGTTAGGTACCTCGGTTAATCTGCTCTATTACAACTTCGCACCCATTAATAGTGTGCACCAGGGGTGGAAGACACTTATTGAGCAGTATGGGTATAACCATTTAACCAATGAAATAACTACCCTCTCCCGGCAAGTAGGGCACCCGGTTTACCTGGACGATATTAAAGCCATCTTCACCAAAGAAACGGTGGATGAGGCAGACCCTGAAGTCTTTGAAAACTGGGGCAGTTCGGCACTCTCCGGGTATGCCCACCACCGGCGTGGGCAAGGCCTGTTTCAAATCACCGGTTATATCCTGCACAGCCCGTGGAGTATGGACACCACACTGGAAGAGGATGTGGTTGAACTTCACTACTCATGGTCTGCCTGGGAGCCTAAACAAGTAGGCCCGTATGAAACAGTGGAAGAAGTCTTTTACTCGGACAAGATCATTGTGCCTATGGGTGGGTATGAAACCGACACTGAATACTTCCAAGCCATGTATGAATACAGTTCGGGTGGCAGTACTAAGTTAGGGTGTTGGACCTACTTGGATAACTCCGGCGTACATCCTGAGGTAGATGCTATTTATGAAGTGAATGACACCGAGTTGGGGAGTTACTTCCCGTTCGTGTTCTTTCAAGTGGATGGTGTTAACCAGGGTGGTGCGGACTTTGAATTTAAGTCCCCATACGAAACATCCAAGAAGTTGGTTAGCTACTTGGGACTTGATTACAAACAAATGGCGGCGGATATAAGTAATGCAGGGGGCTCGGAGTTGGTGCAGGCCGTTATGGTTATGGCGGTACCTGCTAATGGAAATAGCCCCGTGGAGTGCCGGTACTTGTTTGAGTACTTTGACCGTATGTTTGAAAACGGCACCCTTGACCCTGCCTGGCCAGTACCGCCTAAGTCCGACAGTAACGGCATACTCAGAAAGACTGGTTTAGCCATTGCTATTAAAGATGCGGACTTCCGGGTGACCTTGCGTTACTCCGGTATCGGTAAACGCACCGTGGCAGGCTCAATAGGGGCAGTCGGTACATGCTCACGCACGGAAGGCACCGAAGTGAGTTACACCAAGTACACAAATGCAGGGTCTGGGGCTGTTAGTTCAATGTCCGTCAGTACCAGCTACATTGGCTACACCAAACAGGTAACCGCTACGTTTTACGAAGAAGTGCGTGTATACGACCTGAACATGCTTTACCCCATTAAAGGTAAGTACGGCACTTCTGCAGGTGGAAGTAGCAACAAGCTTTTGGTCCCCTTGGATAAATCCATTACGGACACCATGCCAACAACCATGAAGGAAGAGTTGTACTGCCGGTCTTTGCACTACGTGTTCAACACCTATGTAGAAACTGAAATCAAGTGGTACACCCAGACGTGGTTCCGTGTGGTGCTGATCATTGTCGCCGTGGTGATTACCATACTTACTTGGGGCCAAGCTGGTCCTGCAGTATGGACTACGTTGGCTGCAATGAATGCGGCAACGGTGGCATTGATATGGGTGTGGGTTAAGTCCCTTCTTATTTCTCTGGCAATCAAATACGCCATCACTGAAGTGGCTAAGATGTTAGGTCCTGAGTGGGCGATTGTCATTGCCATCGTTGGCATGGCAGTAGGCGTATACGGCTACATGGGAGATGCGACCTGGGCCACTAACCTGCTGGACATGTCGACCTCGTTGGTGAGTGCTGCAGGTGACATCTACCAGCAGGGTATCCAAGACATCATGAACTCCTTTGGTGAGTTGGAGTTGTTGGCGGATGCTGCCAGTGAAGAGTTAAAAGCCGCTGAAGCACTCTTTGGTATTCAGGACTTATTGAACCCGTTTGCCTTTATTGGACAAGTTCCAGAGATTCGTTTTGGGGAGTCTCCTGATGACTTCTTCACCCGTACTATTCATGCCGGGAACATTGGCGCAGCCAGTTTGGAGGTCGCCTCTAATTATGTGAACATAAGCTTAAAACTCCCTACCCTTGAACAGTCCTTAGAGGAATTCCAAGATGACACAACTTTATGAAGACGCACTGAGTTCTTTTGGTTCCAGTTACAACAACGGACTCAATGTGTCTGGATTGAAATACGGCTCTAATAATTTGATCCCAAGTAACACCGGATCAGTTGCTAATACTGGTGGGGGTATTAACCCCAACCAAAGTTGGTTTTCTAGAAACGCCATTTTTGGTGGTAAAGACGGCGACGGTAACCAAACCAATGGCTGGGCTGGTACGGCCTTGGGTGTTGCACAGGGTTTGGGCGGTGCCTACATGGGCATGAAGCAGTACGGCATGGCAGAGGACGCGTTGAAAGAGAATAAGCGCCAGTTCCAACTCAACTATGACGCGCAGAAGAAGACCCTGAATACCCAGTTGGAAGATCGTCAACGTGCACGGGTGGCGTCTAACGCTGGTGCTTATGAGTCGGTGGACTCGTACATGAAAAAGAACGGGATCTAAACCATGGCTAATCCGATTACCTGGCGCAGCCTACAGGGGGCTTCCTCTACAGGTGCAGCTTCCATTATGGACAGCGCACGAGGTGCCTTTAACGATGGTTTTGGTGCCTTACAAGGTGTCCTTGATAAAGAGCAGGCCACCGCTGAAGCTAACTGGGACAACACAAAGCAGAACAACACCAACCAGCTGATGGATAAGTACGCCAGCTACAAATCGCCTGAGGAGCTAGCGGCTGCCCAAGCATCCGGTGAGTTGGATGCACTCAAGGCACAGTTTGGTAACCAGTACGATGCAGCTGCAGTACGGGAGATGGAAGGGGGGCTACAACAGAAGCTAATCGAACGTATCAGTGCTCAGAACCAGTACGCAGATGATTCCCTGGATCGCACCCAGCGCGGTGATGTGGATGCCATCAAAGGCATGATCGCCAAACGTGACTTCACCGGTGCTGACGCTGCACTAGAGCGTCTAGAACTGCGCAACGAAGCACCTCTTTTTGAAGCCTTGCAACAAGGTCAACGTACCCAGGTGGAAGAGGGGTATCAGGACCGCCGTTTCACCATGGATGAGAAAAAGTTTGGGGCTGAAATGTCGGGTATTGGCCTGCGCAACTCAGCTGCACAACTCCAATTAACATCCCAGCAAGAACAGCAGGGTATGAGTGCCATGGTGGCCCAGGTACTGCAAAACTACCCAACCGAACAAGCAGGCCGAGAGGCTCTGCTACAAATGGCGCGTGATCAAGGGGTAAGCGGTAAGGCAGTGCTGGCAGGCGTAACTGAGCTTTCTGGTTTGTATGGTGCAGCCACCGGCCTGACGAAAGAAGACCAGGATGAGTTGGCCAAGCGACAAACATCCAGCCAGTCAAGCCTTGAACGCTTCACTCAGGATGAAAAGACAGCGTTGGACAAGGTGATTAAGAACGCTCCGGTAGAACCGGTCTACTCGTTCAGCGACAAGGATCGCATGACGGAAGGTCAGGTATACGAGCAGATCGCTAAAGTGATCCCTAAAAACCGTGAGGAGACTATTAAAACCATTCAGGAGAAAGTTGGTGACCTGTCTGGAAAGTACAAAGTGCCTGCAGGTATGGAACTAGGCCCTGTTATTCAAGAGGCGTTTAAACGCACTGGTACTACAGGTGAAGACGGTGCGTGGTTTTCTGTCGACGCTGATGTTGATAGTTCTGTGTTTGAAAAGAACTTCAATGATGTGCTGGGCGCTGCTATTAAATCTTTCAACAATCAAACAATTGTTGATAAGGCTCAGGCAGAATACACACGCAAAGTTCGGGAGAAAGAAGATGAAGAGATCCGCAACTTAAGTCAGTACAAGAACTCCCGCACTGACACTTATAAGTTCCGTCAAGACATCCAGAAAAGGTAGTCCATTTAATGCAGCAAACTCCCTCTCCGCTGTTCGGTCGTGAATTACTGTTGGCTAAAACAGCAGAGTCCAAGGTTAATACTCTGGCTCAGACAGCAGAGTTAAAAAAGGATCTCTTGGGCCGAAGCAACTTGGTTGCCCGTCAACCCAGTGATGCTCTGGCTGCACATCCTACTTTGGAAGCATACGAAGCAGTGGAGGGGGAGGCCTCTAACCAAGTTCGTGGTTACTACATTGATAAAGAGCGTACTGACCTGGAGCGTCGGTACACGGTTATGCGTGATGACCAACGTGCGCGTGAAGACAAGGCCTTGGTTTCCGATGCTGAACTCGACACCACAACAGGCCAGGCCAAGCAATTGGGTGCTGCTGCAGCAGTGGGTAGCGCCCGTGTGGCGGGTGAGTTGGGTGCTCTGCCTATGACGGCTATGGCAGACAACGAGCTGGCCAAAGTATCTGATGAAAACCTCGAGCTGTTTAACGAAGACATTGCCTACAAGAACCATGTATCTGAGCTGAAGAAGGCTCGGGTAGCCATCGATGCACAGGCGCTCAGTGGCAAGTTGGGTGCTGACCAGGCTCAAGCTATGCGTGATGAGCTGAGTGCGCGTGAGGCGTCCCTGGTGGCCCCTGATCCGGCACGCTTGGCGGCATTGGATGTACGTCCTAAACGTAAACGAGGCTATGCCGATGCAGAGCGTTATGCCTTGGGACTGCCTGATGATGACTTGGAGTTTGGAAATCTGACTCCACGTGAGCGGATTAACCAAGCCAAGCAAGCACTTGATGGTGCCATGCGAGTGAACAAGGCCATCACCGGTGCTAAGGCCCTGAATGGCTTGATGAACCCATTGAACCGGGAAGCCTTCGATAAAGACCTGAGTAAGTCGTGGGACAAAGAAAGAGATACCTTCACCCAAGCAGGTAAAGACTGGGAATCAGGTGACACCGGTGGTGCGATGGCCAAGGTTGCCAATGGTGTGGCCTCACTGGCTTACGAAGGCCTGGGCGATGTGTTGAACAACCCAGCTGCTACCTTTGAGTACATTGCAGAGAACGCCCCTCAGCTGGCCTTAGGAGCAGCAGGTAAAGCAGGCAAGACCCTGTTGACCACTTCTAACCTAGGCTACGGTGCGCGGATCTACCGTGAATCGCTTGAGGACTACCAAGCCAAAAACAATGGTGCACTACCTAGCCAAGCTGGTATGGCTCAGATGTTGGCGATCAGTTTGACGGCATCGGTTGCCGAACATGTTATGGACACATCCATCCTGAAGGCTTTACGTGGCTCGAAAGCTGCTGATGGTGCTGTGGACATCGCTACTCGGGAAGCCTCTAAAGGCATCTTGAAGCGTTCTTTAGGCGGTGCAGCTCGGGTAACCGGTGCCACAACTACAGGCGCTGTGGGTGAAGCGATTACTGAGGGTTACCAGACAGCAGTAGAAGAGTCCTTCTCTCGTCTGAGCACTGATGTGAATGGTGAGAACATCTTCAAAGGCGCTGTGATTGGTGCGGCTGCTGGTGGGGGTTTGAAAGGTGGCCTGGCTGTTCCAGGTGAAGTTGTTGCAGGGGTGGCTGCAGTGGGCACAGCCCTGAAAGATGCAGCCAAGAACAGCAGCACTGAACTACTCAGTACTGCTAGCCAGAAGGGCTACAAAGAAGCCGTCAAGACCGGCAAGGTCGATGCACTAACCGATCCAGATTCTGTTGAGTACGCTCCGAATGAAGCGGTGCGTGCATTGCAGGAGCGTGGGCAGAAAGAAGGCCTATCAAACAAAGAAATCGCCAAGGGTCAGACAGCGGCCAAGCAAGTGGTCGACTCTGCCAAAGAACGCCTTAGCAGCATCCGTACCCTGGCTGCGAATGACGGTCCTGTTGAACAGGCGCGTATCCAAGAGCTTATTGCCAGTACTCAGGCAGAGCTGGAAGTGGCCACTACGCCAGAAGAAACCCTTGCAGCCACAACCAAACTTGATCAGTTAAACGGTCTGGTGCGTACCCCTACGCAAGTCAAAGAGAACGCTGCCAAGGTAGCCAAGCTGACCGAGACTGTTGCCGCAGCAGAACTGCAGTACGACGAATGGGTTAACAGCAACAACAAGACCGGCACATTGAAGGCCACTGTTGATCTGGTGGATAGCACCCCGGATGCAGCGGTACCGGAATCTGTTGCCCAGGCACAAGCAGCCACAGCCGAACTGATTGAGCTGGCTACAACCAGCCCAGAGCTGATCTCTGAAGAAGTGGCCACTCGCCTGGCCAGTAACCAGCAGAACAGCTTGAGCAATGAGCAGCGTAGTTTGTTTACTAACCTGGCTCGCGTTGCCCGTGTGAAGAAAGAGTACCGGGACAGTGGTGAAGTCGCGTTCGACATCCTGCAAGACGACCAGACCACCGGCAACATTGGTATGGAAGCTCACCAGCGCAACATCAACAGTGCCATCGCCGCGGCAGATAAGCCCGCAGCCGAAGGGGCTATTGCTGCCCTGACCAAGTTTGCTCAGGCACAGAACGCTAAGCGTAAAGCCATCAAGACTGCGCTGAAGACAGGCACTGAAGCGGTACCGGTGTACCTGATTCCTGAAGGTAATGGGGTGTGGACACAAACCACCGAGAAGCCAAGCCAACAGGTGTTCGATGAAACCAACGTACTGACGATTACCGAGAAGAGCTTCAAGTTGGCCAAGCAAGTGGCTAAAGAAGCTGAGTTGTTGAACGCAGCTGTACAGGCCAGTAAAGCGGCCATGGCAGTGGGCTTCAGTACTGCACCGGAGGTTACTCCTACTCCTGTAACCGAGGAGGTGAGCGCTGCGAAAGACGAGGTGAAGGCGAAGCCGCAACCGAAGTCTGAGAGCAAGCGCGAGACTCCGGCTGTAGTAGAGAAGAAAGCCCCAGCACCTGTTGTGAAAGCCAAAGCCAGTAAGATGCAAGTGGCCAAGTTCCAGGAACTGTCCAAGCGATTGGCTAAAGCCAAAACCGAAGGCAAGCCACTGACTGCACTTCGCTCAGCGTTAAACCAGCAGCTGGAAACCCTGGAGTTTGGGTTCTCATCTCCGGTGGCTGAGCTATACACCCAGCTGCTCCAGGCAGACGGCCTGGTGAGTACTGATGTGATGCAGGCGTGGGTTAAGGCTAACGGCAATGCAGGCATGAGTAGCTTGCTGGATAAGCTGCTTGAGCACCCAGTCATGGCCCAGTTCAAGGGCTTCTCTACACAGACAGAAACCAGCACCAACACCAAAGGTGAGGCATACAAGCCGCTGGGTATGTACTTTGAAGACAGCAAGACCATTGGTTTGGATCTGTCGACCTTGTTGCCCTTCAACGCTAACAGCCAGAAGTTCCTGGCTGAGATTATTGTGCACGAGGTGGTACACGCGGTTACCGAAGGTGCGCTTCAAAATGATCCTCAATTAGCAGCTGAGATTGAAGCCCTGCAAGCCGAGATCAAAGCATGGCTGGCCATCAACCCAGATGCGCTGAGTAAGGTGCAGCGAACCAACTTGGACTACGCCCTGCGTAACAGATCCGAGATGTTGACCATGGGCCTGACTAACCCAGCAGCCATTCAGGCACTGAACCTGATCAAGTTGGGCAGTGGGCAGACTGCACTAGGTGAGTTTACCCAACGCTTGTTGGAGTTCTTCCGTCGATCCATGCGCCTGACTAAGACTCAAGACACGGCCCTGGTTGAAGTACTGCGCATTGCTGAGCAGTTCCTGGGGGGTACTGCGATCGACCTTGGTAACTTCGATGCAGATGTAGCCCTGGCTGAACAAGCCACCCTGGACACCACTGAGCAACTGAACAGCGAAAACACTGCATTTGATCAACTGATCCAGAGCCGTAGTGAAGTTGTCCTGCAGCGTGAGCAAGACCACACCGGCAAGACTGAGGGTGTGTTGTCGCTCTTCGCCAATGCTGCAGACATTGCGGTGACCGGCGAGACTTACCAGAAGGTCAACCTGGTTGCAGCGTACTTCAAGCAGTCGGCTGAACGTGCGGGTGCTATCACTCCACGTCCTCTGGTCGCTATCAAAGACTTCATGAGTGCGTTGATTAACGGCCAAGTGTTTGCCCAGGACTTCCTGGAAGACGGCCTGACCGAAGCACAACAAGGTTTGGTCAGTCACTTGAAAGCAGTCTATCCACAATGGAAAGACACCCTACAGGGCCTGCTGCGTAAAGACGGTGGTAACCGCTCCCAGTACTACTACGAGAACCCTACCCAATTCCTGATGGAGCTGAATGAGGCCACCGGTGCTGTAACCATGGAAGAGAACGCCATGAGTGCAGCCATTGTGTCTGCATGGACCTGGCTCATTGATAACGCCGGTAACCCGGAGTTCCGTACCTCCGAGCAGATCAACCGTAGCCTGCCTAACCGCAGCAAGGATCAAGCAGTTACCCCTGAATTGGCCAAGCTGCTGGGTCCTTTACTGGATCGCCGTGCTCTGTTGGCTGATCGATTGGGTCAGCGCTTTGTACAAGCCTTGGGCCTGCAGGCAAAGAACGGAGATACCCCAGTCAATGAGCTGTCCCGTTTGGAAGCCTCTGCTGGCCTGATGATCGTAGGCATGCTGCAGAAGATGGGTGTGGTGGAAGAAGTCTCCGTGTCCAAGCTGGCGGTGCAACAAGCATCCGGCAAGACTCAGGAAGAAATCGAAGCCATGAACCCGGCTGACATCACCGGTGCAGACACCTACCTGAAGCTCGTTGCTACGGGTACCCACGATACCCGTGTGCTGAACCCGGTGGCTCAAGACTTCATCACGAATGCTGCCAACACAGGTGGGGTACTCAACACCCTGTTTGATGTCGAGAGTGCGGTCAGTGCTCCGACCCTGAAACCACAAAAGGTGATCCAGAAGGACACCAACAAAGGTCGCCAGGGCATCCCTAAGAACGTGCTCAAGTATCTAGGCAATGTAGCCAAAATGGCTTACACCTTCCGTGACGATATGGTACGCCTGACCCGTATCAACTCAGATGCGGATATGGCCTATGTAGAAGGTCTGGTGGGCATTGAGTCGGTGGATGAATCTCAGGTCCACGTCATCAACCAGCTTAGTAAGAAAGCCAAGTTCGATGGTTTGCGTCGTGAGCTGACTAACGCCCTGGACTTCCTCAAGTACTTGGCAATGGCCAGTGAAGACGGCGAGAACGCTGAGTTTTTCATTCGCCCAGAGCTGTGGAAGAACCACCGCTTTGGTTACGAAGGTACTGTGCTGAACATGCAGTCGAGCAAGATCCACCGATTCCTGGCCAAACAAGGCATGTGGTTGTCGGTTGTGAGCTTGAACTCTGATGCCGCTGGTGAAGCGTCCTTGGATAACTTCAAGCTGCGGGTACTGGAAGGCTTGGGCGTTAAGACGGATGAGTCGCCAGATGCTAACCACCTGGCAGCGTTTGATTCGGTACTGACCAACGATGTCTACACCGGTGCAATCGAAGCCTTACGTGAAGCACTGTACGGCAAGAAAGGTGCACTGACCGCTAAACAGCAGAACTCGATTCTGGCTGGGGTGAAGGCGGGTGGGGCTAACCTGCACAGCTTGGATTCACTGGTTGCCATGGCTCATTACCAGCAGGCGGTTAACACTCCAGGTGTGGACTCGTTCACCACTGAACTGACCGCAGAGATCGATGGCAAGACCAACGGCCCAATGCTGAGCATGTGGCTACTGGGTGGTATGACGCCTGAGATTGCCATGATGGGGGGCTTCTATCCTCAAGGCAGTGGCTTCAGCCACTACAGTGAATACAAGCCAGGCAAACACGACTTGTACCAGTACGTATCCAAGCGGATCAGTGGTGTACTTGGTCAGTTGATAGATGGTAACCCTACCGAACTGGCACCGGTGTTTGCGTCCCTTTACAACATCACAGGTGCACTGGTTAATAGCCTTGGTGAAGTGACCAAAGACGGGCGTAATCTGGTGAAGGAACCACTGACCGGACTGGTTTACGGTTCGGGTATGCAGGCCACTGTGCGTGGTATGGCAGATGGCTTTATCGATTCGATCTACAGCCACATCGAGAAGATCAACCAAGGCAAGCCGTATGGGGTGAACAAACTGGTAGGTGAAGATGCCTTTGCCCAGTTCTCTAATGACCTGAACCTCCTGATGGGAGCGGCAGGCATGAAGATGGAAGAGGGTGTTTTGGACATCAAGCCCTTCAATAAGCGTTCACCCACCCAAGCCTGGAACGTGGCCGATGTTAAGCAGGCCATGCAGACTCGCTTGTCGAAGCAGCAGGAAAAAGCACTGCGTGACGTTTTCTCCAAGACCATAGGCCTGTCTACCCAGTCGGTGGTGGAGACTGATTTCGCGGATTACCTAAGCGCACGCAAGACTGTAACTGCGACCTCCAACCTGACGTATGCCCTGTATGAAGCAGCCAAAGCTGAGCTGCGTGAGCGTGCCGTCAAGCTGTTGATGGAATCGGGTCAGATTGCCCACGCCACCAACCCGAAGACAGGGGTTAAAACACCCCGTCACGACTTGTCGGCTAAGCAGGAAAAGCAGGTACTGGACGTGATCAAGGCCCTGGAGCCACGGATCAACACCGCCCTGTCTAAAGCATCGAAAGAACTGGAAGCCGGTATCTATGCCGGTAAGCAGCGCCGTACTGTGCGTAAAGACAGCGCCGCCTATGAAGTGAAGTTCAAGTTTGCCGAGAGCTCTGGCTTGGGATCTAAGTCAGGCCACGGCTATGGGGTAATGGCTGAAGCACCTGGTGTATCCGTGCTGGCCAACTCCGTACAAAGCACGGACGGTGGGATCATGCTCAGCATTGTTGAGCAGATGAACTCACTGGGTATTCACGACGCCATCATGGTGGCGATCAAAGATGCTGCGGCTGCTGGCCGTAAGATCAACGCCAAGACCTTTGACATGCTGGTTAGCTACTCACTGCCTCGAGAGTCGCTCGAGAGCCTGCAGCGTACCCTGGTCGGTCTGGTAGCCCAGATCAAGGCAGAGCCTGGTAACACAGCGCTGACCGAGAAACTGAAAGAGCAGATCAAACCACTCACTGAAAAGATGGGTGAAGCTGAGCTCAACCTGGCGCAAGAAGCAGGCTTGGTGTCCTACATCCTGAACAACGCGGATCAATTGGCACTGCAGGCTGATACCCGTCGTCTAACTGATCTGGCTAACCTGGCTTATGTGGACCAGTACACCATCCAAGACGGTGCGGCTGAGATCACCGATAAGATGCGGGCCAGTGCTAAAACTGAGTTGGCACGGGTACTGGCACTGAAGCCAGACCAAGCTTCCATTGAAGCAGCCACTTACCTGGATGGGTTGTTGGGTGAATCGGTTGCTGGTGCTGTTCAGGCCTCCCCAGAGATGGACCTGGAAGAAGACTTCTCGCTGACCGAAGACCTGGAGCCGCAGGAAGATACCTTGGCTGAGACCCAGGAAAGCGGGTTGGCGTCCCCAGCGCCGAGCACTACCACCTATAGCGTTAAAGAGGTGTATGCAGCACTTGGCCAAGGGGCTAACCGTGTCACTGACGCTGCGTTGAGCCAACGCCTTGAGGGTTTGTTGGATAGCGTAGTGGAGCGCCTACAAGGCCCTTATCAGACCCTGTTTACCGCGGCACAGAATGCCTTAATCAACACCCCTGAAGATGTGTACCGTAATGCGGATGCAGCAGGGGCACTCCCCTTCAATGTGGACATCCGTACCTCTGGCTTCCACATGGGCGATCAGCAGGCGTTTGCTGCTGAAATGGTGCAGATGGTTATTGGCGAAAGCCTGTCCATGTCGGTGAACCAGGTTGATAAAGAACTGGTGAAGCTGTTTGAAGAAGCCCGTAACAAGGTGGCTAAGACAGACCTGGACGCAGATCCTGTTCGCAGTGAGCAGATGTGGAACTTCGTCTTTGGGATCAAAGCAGGTGACACCTCCACTCAGTACCTCAGCCGCTTTGCAGCCTTAGGCCTGACAGACAGCAAGATGGGTGCACTCCTGGGCTTTGAAACCTCGCGTGCAGAAGACGCTACACCAGAGTCCCTATTCGGCAAACTGATGCAGTGGTTTAACCAACTGTTGCAGGTACTCAACGAAGGCTTAGGTAAAGCCTACGGTGGCCAGCAAGCAGACCAGAAGCTGCAAGTGATTGTCGATCGTATGGTCGACCTGCAGGTAAGTCGTGTGGCTCAGTCGCAGACCGGCAAACTGGATGCCTACAAAGAACAGTTTGAAGACGCTATGGATGATGTCACTGACTCGGTTAAAGAGAAGATCGTGGCACTCACGGACTCTGACTTCTTCAAGAAGAGTAAGAATCCGTTGCTACGCCTCACCGGTGACCTGGCCACTAAAGCAGTGGAGCAGCGCCTGGATGAAGTCATGGTCGGTATTGAAGAGTTCCACAACCGTACGACTAAAGGCCGCTTGGGTGAGATAGCTGAGCTGTTTAATGAAGTACGTGGTACCACCATGCACAACAAGTGGGGCCGGGTGAAGCTACTGCTGGCCAAATACCAGGAGAAGACCCGTAAAGAACTGGCACGCAACACTGCAGCAGTGGCCATGAGTAGCTTTAAGGACGGCGGTAAGCATGTGACCCAGGTAATGCGTGAAGCAGTTACCCGTGTTCTGCTGCGTGCTGATGTGGCCAGTCTGGTAGGTCCATTCAACTTGGCACAGATCCAGGAGCTGGTGGCTAATCCAACAAAACTGGCTGCAGCCATTGCCACTCAGGAAGCCAAGATCACTGGCCGCTTTGCTGAGTACTATCGTAACCAGGCTAAGTTGACTGGGTATTACCTAGCGACTGAGCGTGCAGTGGGTGACAACCTGCGCATGAATGCCTTGAGCATCACCATGCTCGATGGAACACGCTTCGCCGGTAAGGTCACAGAAGCAGCAGGCATGGCAGCAGCGGTAGATGTGAGCGTGCTGATCTCGCTGCATGCCCTGGCGTACACCCGCTTGGCAGACCGTAAAGCGGTGACTGACCTGATGGCAGCTGAAGCAGCTCGTGGTGATGGTGGCAACGGGGTGGAGTTTGCCTTGAAGCTGCACCGCAAGCTGACCCAGGAATCGAAAGACCGCCTGTTCCAAGGTAGTGAGCGCCTGATGGTCAAAGGCTACCTGCCTGAAATCACCAGCCCTTACCGCGAAACTACCACGGTGCCTGCGTCTGAAGTAGCGGCCATGTTGGCAGCTGGCTGGAAGGATCTGGGTGTACTGGCTCAAGACGTTCACGGTGCCCAGCGCAGTCCTATGCACCTGCTGACTCTGGACCGGGGCATGGTACAGCGCTTGTCGGGTACTTTGAGCACCACCAGCCTGAAGTCGATGGGTAGCTCAGCACGGGAAGCAGGCCTGCGAAACAATGGCTTGATCGAAAAGAACAAGCGCACGGCTGTGGATGCACTGTTTAAAGCTCAGCCTAATCTTGATCCAACAGCGGATAAGAACACCTACTTGGTGCCAACCAGTGATCCAAGCGGCAAGACCGTGGACTACCGCTACCTGATGAACCAGGAAAACCGTGACACGTTGATGGAGCGTAACAACAACTTTGACCTACTGTTGGGTACCTTGGCGGCTAACACCTACGACAAGGAGTCATCGGCACAACGCAACAACGAGATCGTTGAGATGATGCACGCGCAGTGGACCCAGCAGCGGGCAGAGAACGCCCATGCCTACATCATGGTCAGTGCAAACAGCGCTGATCCTGTGGTACGGGAAGCCTACGCACTGATGCCTTACAGCACCCGTAAACACATTGATTCAGTGTGGGGTAGTCAGGGCATGATGGTGCGTCGGGACATGTTCAACCTGCACTTTGGCTACCGCAAATACAGCCTGGCTGAGATGTTCAACAAGACTCCGGCTGACCGTAAGGCCTTGGAACACATCTTGGCCTACACGGTAGAAACGATATTCGGTCAGGGGCCTAAAGCAGGACTGCGTGTACGCCAGGCGGAAGATGTATGGCAAGCCGCGGTACGTGAAGTCAAAGACTTCCTCGTGGTGAAGTCAGGGGTGACCTTGTTCTGGAACATTGTGAGTAACTTCTCGCTGCTGTACCTGTATGGGGTATCGCCGGCGGAGATGGCACGTAATCACCGTATTGCTTTTAAGGGGGTTATGGAGTGGCACAAAGATGGGGCTGAGCTGGCTCAGCTTGAGGCGATGAAGCAGGTGGGCTACACAGGTAACGTGAAGGACCTGGATCATAAGATAGCGAAGCTGAAGATTGCCATGCAGCGTAACCCAGTTCGTAATTTGATCGAAGCTGGCTTGATGCCATCTATCGTGGAGGATGTGAACGTAGAGGATGAACTGTTCAGCTATAAAACTGCCTCGGGTAACAAGGTAGATAAGTTGACAGAATGGGTACCGGATGCAGTGAAGACTGTAGCCAAGTGGGTGTACGTGGCACATGACACACCGCTGTACCAGGTGTTGAACCAAGGTACTCAGATGAGTGACTTTGTGGCCCGTTACACCCTGTACCAGAAGATGACGACTCAGCGTAAAGCACCGTTGAGTCATGAAGATGCCGTGCAGTTTGTGTCTGAGGCATTCGTGAACTACGACATACCGTCTGGTAAAGGCCTGCAGTACGCGAACGATATGGGTGCGGTGATGTTCACCAAGTACTACCTGCGGATTCAGCGAGTGATCCTGCATGTGTACCATAACCACCCGACGCGGGCGATCCTGTTGATGTTGTTTGATAACTACTTTGCGGGGATGCAGACCATTGCTGATTCCTCGTTCTGGTCGAACTTTGGTATCCGTGTTGCAGATGGTGCACTGGGCCTACCGGAAGCCTTCGCTGAAGGTATCCCGGCAGACATGATTGGTAAGTTGTTCAAGTAACGGTGTCGGCCCAAGGATGGGCTTGCATTGGGGATTGATCTGTTGTGGGTGCGACCCACTCAGAGTACCGGGATGAAGGGAGAGGTGTAGTGTGCAGCGCTACAGTGACTCCAGTGCTTCCCAATGACCGGCTTCATACCTGCCAGATCAATCCCCAATACAACCTGGTTACCCAGGCGATTGGATGTCCTCACTTCTTACTGGAAAAGATGTGATTCCATAGGGTGTGCAGCAAGTACGTGATGAACACCAGCACTGCCAACACGACTGCGAGGACCATGCCCCCGAATGCAGTTAAGGCCACTAGCCATCCTAGTACCATGCTGCCTGTGTAACACGCGCCTAGCACTATGACGGCCATCAGTCCTAACAGGACATTGCGGAGGACTTTCATAGCGACCCCTTAGCCGAACAGGCTGGTGGTCTTCGCTTCGGTGGTTTCTTCTTCTACTGGCTCAGCGTCTGCTTCAGCGCAGACTTCTTCCTGAACCTGTGCTGGAGCTTCAGTCTGCCCTTCGACAGTTTCATACACAGCTTGCGCGACTGCTTCAGGTGCACACATAGCAGCTAAGTGCTCAGAGAAGTCTTTGCTTGGGGCAGTGTCCACAATGTCGACATCTGCAGTGAGGCCGGAATCACGACGCCCTGCAGTAAAGGCGATCGACACGGACTTACCTTTGAGGGTAATGCCTTGTGCAGCAATGTACATCTGGATAGCGGTTTCGATTTCTTTCTGGCGGATCTGGATGAGCATAAAAATTACCTCAGTGTTCTAGGCCGCTTTGATGAGCGGCAACATGGATTGGAATGCGTGGCACTTGAGTCCTGCATAGATCGAGGCAATGGCATCGGCCATGTGCTCAGCTTTGGCTTCGCTGATAACGACCTTGCCATTGGACTTGTAGGTGGGCCACGGTGCTTCAGGGTGGGCATTCATAGCCCAGTTGATCATCTCGATCTTGGAAGCGGTCTTCTTGCCTGGACCCGCCATCTTCACTTCAGTAGGGGTGACCTCAAAGAAGGGATTGCCGGATGCACGTAGACCGCCTAGGACGCCCACACAGATCCCGTAGCCGCACATGGCCCTGGCAGACTGGCTACCGACAGGGACTTCAACGAAGACAGCTTGAGCGCCCTCCAGGTAGACCTTGGCTCCGCGGTACAACTGGAAAGCCGACTCCAAATCCAAGCTGTTCTGGCGTACTTGTTTGCCGGTGGGCAGTACGGCAGAGACCACATCCATGTGGAGAATGGTCAGCTTATTGGTGTCGGTGTCGTACTTGCCGCACGCCAGGCCCCAGTTGCGCAGTGAGGGGTCCATTCCCGTCACGTTGAGCAGCATTAGATGCCTTGCTCATGCAAGCGCTGACGCAGCACGTAACCTTCCAGCTGCCAGATTTTCTGTACGGCGTTCTGACGGGCGATCTTCTGACCAATTTCACGGTCGAAGTTTTCCGGGTGAGCACAGGCTGATTCACCGGTGACGGTAAAACCGTTTTGCAGTTGCAAGACGCAGAAGGTCAGGAAGAACAGGTTACCTGGATCGGTTTCCAGCTCTTTGTCCATGGCAATGGAATTGCCCAGACAACCCTCAGCCGCGGTGAAGTAATGCTCAGACTTGATCGTGGCTTCGATCATCTCTGGGGTTACCCGAGGGGCGGTTAAGCCTTTGTCCTGGATCTCTTGCTCAATGGCTTGATCAGTCATACGGTCACCTTGTCTGCACGGGTTTGGGCTTGTTGGTCGGAGTAGTTACCACTGGCGTAGCGCTTACCCAACAGCTTGAGCTTATTGACTACCAGGGTCTCTTCACGGCTGATACCTGCTGCTTGACGGACACCCTCCATGTAGAACTCCAGGTCACCCAGTTCTTCAACCAGGTTTTCACGGTCCACCGGCTTGCAGTAGATGATGTGTTTTTTCACAGCATCCAACAGCTCACCGGCTTCACCGGAGATACCCACTGCCATGTGCAGCAGGTGAGCTCCGTTAGGTGTGAGTGTCGCCACGATGTCTTCACCGGGTTTAGCCAGTTTGGTGACCATCTCAATGAAGGGTGTGTTTTGAATGGCGATCAGTTGTTCAGGTGTAAGGGACATTGAGTCTCCAAGGTCTGGTTCACAGGTACCGGCCTCAAGCTGAAATTGCTCGAGGGTTTTCCAGTCCCCGTTGGGTTGGTAGTTGCACCAGATAGAGCCCTTGCGGTGTGGGTAGTAATACCCCTGTCCATGGCCACTGCATGAGCACGTCATGGCTTTGGTGTTGCGGGTGTTCATCCAACGATCAGAGCGCAGCGGTCCTTTGCAGGCACGGCACGTAGGAGGTTGGATGTACTGGGTAATAGGTCGCCGTATGGCACGGCGCTTACCACATTGGCGACAGCGACAGTGATGACTCACTGCACTACACGCAGCTCATGCCGGGGAATCCACTGATCCTTTACCTGAACCATGCAGCCAACAAACATGGCGTACCGGGTGGTACGGTCTGTTTGCCAGCCGTAGTAAGAACAGGTTGCACGTACCAAAATGGCATTGAGTGCTGCAACCAGCAGGATCACGGACAAAGCCAGGATGATCAGTGCGCGTTTGCTTGGAATGCGGAAACTGCGCATGTTAGGCGTCGATGCCAAAGTCTTTAAGGCGTAGGCCCAGCTCGTTGCCGATTTCAGCCAGCACCTTCATTTCCTCGGGGCTGATGTTGCCGTCGCCTTCGGCTACGGTGAGCATGTTTACAAACACTTCCTCGGCGTCTGCTGGGTTGTTCTTGATGTCGCGAATCTCGCGCATGATATTCATGCGACCCAGACGGAAACCGGCCTGTAGCTGCTCGGTGAACAGGTTAACGGTCGCGGTGATTTCGCTGCCGAAATGTTCCAGGTTTTTGTTAGCGCGAATCTGCAGATCAATCTGCGCCGCCTCATTTTTGCTGATTTCGCCATCCGCCGCAGCGACCAGCAGACAGCCGCCAACAATGGCCTGCATCAGATCGCGGTTTTCGATTTTCTTAACGGACTTCTTGGCTGCAAACAGTTTTTTACCGATACCGAACATGAGTGTTTCCTATTTTTTGACGAGATAAAAAAAGGCCTCCGAAGAGGCCCTATGTACGACGGGTGACTTAGCCGAAAAGGCTGGTAGTCGGCTTGTTGCCTGCAGCCAAACCACCGGCTGCTTTTGGAGCACCGGCAGTACCTGCAGACTTGCTGGCCTTGTTCTTGGTCTGGCCGGTCCACTTGGTGGCCCAGGTGTCCGCGAACACAGCAGTTTCTGCTTGGGCACGGATCTCGGCAGTGGTCTTGCGATCAGAGGCACGGAACAGCTTGTCGATTTCGTTCTCGTCACGGGTTTCACCGCTTGGCACGTAGTTACCGGCACCATCTTTGACGTTCTTGTCCACGGTCTGCTTGATCAGGCCTACCAGGATTTCTTTGCCCAGTAGGTCCATGACCATGGCCACTTTGGTTGGCACTTCAGCTTTGGCATCGAAGTTGTAGACATTGACCACTTTGTCTTCAGTGTCGAGCTGGCTGATTTCTTTGCCAGTGGTCAGCAGTGCCAAGGCATTGGCCTGGATAAAGCCAGGAAGGTAGTTCTTCTCACCATCCTTCTCGTAGTAGTTCTTGTTGCCTTTGGCATCGCCTGAGGTCATCCAGATTTGCTGACGGACTTCACCGGAGCTGTCTTTCAGGGTCAGGTTCAGTGCCAGTGCACCACCCTTGGATTTCTCCAGGTAAGCCAGTGCCACGGTGAACGGGTGCAGGCCGGATTCACGTACACGGCTACCACCCAGGTAATCGCGTTCGTCTTCAATGGCGTTGTCAGTAGTCAGGTTTGCGAGCATGTTCATGGTGTATACCTTTGTTCAAGTAAGAGGGGGGTTGTAGCAAGTTGGTTTGAGTACTACTGGTAGTACTCGTGCAGTCTGTTAAGGACCAGTTGCATATTGTTGTCCATGAAAGTTTCCTTAGTATCAAACAATCCCAGTGGACCACGCAGCCGTTCATTGACTGTTTCTTTGGTCAGCTTAGTCTGGAATACATACTTGAAACCTAGGGCTTCTTCTTCCGGGGTGATATTAAGCAATGAAGAGCCATAGTCCTTCAAGTACTTCAGCGGTACCTTCTTTGATGCAATAACAAGACTGAAGTAAGACTCCACGCCGTTGTTCTTGATTGCACCTTTGATCGGCACTTTGGTTTCCATGACCATATCGCCTTCATTCAGCGTGTCGTGGGTATGCGCAATAAAGATGACGTTCTTGGAAGACTTGGCCACGTACATCTGCATCAGTGCTTTGAAGTACTGAGCAAAGGCGGACCACTGTTGCATGGTGTTAGTGGAGCCAATCACGTACACCGACTCATACATATCCATTAGATAAGTAAGTGAGTCCACCACAATGGTGTGCACATCCGGCATGTTCTCTGCGGCCTCAAAGGCCTCATTGATCTGCAGCGGATCGGTAATGGTGTACTGCTTGAACTTGGCGCGGAACGGCAAGCGTTTGCCCGCTTCACAGTTGAGGTACATGACCCCTTCTGGTTTCTCAAGCTGCATCAAAGATGCAGACTTGCCTGTGGCGGATTTACCGCACAACAGGACCAGGTGGTCGTTGATTAGATCGCTCATGCTTTCTCCGCGTAAACGGTTTGTGGAATTTCATCAAGTGCCCGGACGGGCACCTAAAAGGAGGTAAGTCAGGGCGTCCACATGATCGTCATGGGTACCCTTTCAGTTGTCGAACCAGAAGACCAGGCGATGGTCTTCACCCAACACATCAGGTGAGATGGCCAACATTGAATCGATGGTTTGTTTTAAGCGCCCAATCATGTGCTGCACATGCTCAGGCCGTTCATCTGGTCGGGGATTAATAAGCATCTCTACTTGAACCAGGTGGAGCTCTGCGAGCTTGTCTTCCAGTTCTTTACGGGTTAGCCAGTTTTGGCTGTGTGCGCCCTCACCCCAGCAGTCGTGAACAGCCTGCACTTCAGAGCTGAGGTCTGTAGGCATTTACCTGGGAAGGCAAAAGTCCAGTCGGTGCGTACGCCGTTGTACAGGAGACCAAAGAACCAATAGTCTCTATAGCTGCCAGCAAACTCGTCCATTTCAGGGCGTAGGTCATCCCCACCCGGCTTCAGTGAGTAATCCACATGACGGAATGAACTTGCCTGATCGCAGATCCACTCAAAGTCAGTTCTCTCATGAGTGTGGTAGTGCTTGGTTTCGCTGTACCAATGTATGTCGCAGCCCATGCTGGAACTCCTAAATAAGAAAAGGCCCCGAAGGGCCTTTGGTTTATGCGGCGCGTTTGGCCAGTGAGCGGCCTACGGTGACCATGATGGTGCCCATCAGTTCTGACTCATCGAGCTTGTCGACCATCTTGTTATTGAGGTCGAATACGCGGTTGCGTACCCCGTCAAAGTCAAAGCCAGCGTCCACCAGGACCATGGCGTACTTGAGCATCTGGTTATTGCGGTTGCCGTCACCACTGTTGTTGATCACCCAGCGTTCCAGGTTATCCAGCGACTGCTGGCTATCGAAGCGAGCCTGACGGGCCTCGTTCTTACTGGTCTTCGGGATGAAGGGCAGGGCATCGAGCACTTCGCCTTCGTTGTACTCGTAGTGGCCGTCATGGCTTAACCACTTGCGAGCACGTTGGTTGGTGCCGTCATCCACCTGGAATGGCAACCACTGGTAGATGTTGGCCATGAACTCTTTAAAGTCCTTGGCGTCTAGCTTCAGTTCATAGTTGATGGGCAAGATGATGCGGAAGCGATGCTCCATATCCGTGTGCCGCTTGGTGGTGTACAACAGGAACTTGTAGTCCTTGAGCAGCAGCTTGGCTGTGCTCATGTTCACCCCACCGTCGACATCGATCACCACCAGGTTGAAGCCTGGGATGGCGTTGTCTTCGTTGCGGTACCCGTCTTTCAGGTGGTGGCTGACCCAGTGCATACCTTGTACTTGGGTGAGGCGGTGCAGTTGATCGAACGGTGCCGTTTCGTTTCGGAAGTTGGCCACAATGTCGCTGCTGTAGCTGATGACCATTTTGCTCAGGTCAGTCTCTTTGAGGCTTTCGCCACGCAGAAACTCAATGCCATCGTTGAAGGCTTTTTTGATGATGACGTTGTTTTTGTATCCCCACGCCGTAGCGTGCATGAGCATTTCATTCTTCTGGGCGATACCGCCCTTGTAGAACGGTAGGTCTTCAACCAGATCCGCCTGAGTGACTTCCTTGTTAACTGCTGCCAGGTACTTGGCCAGCTTCACGTACGGTCGATCGCGGGTCAGCATGCGGGCAAAGGCGTCACCGCTGGACTCCGCCAGTTTGATGGCGTTGTACAGGTGGGCCGGGGTCAACTCAGGGCTGTCGTCAATGAAGGCGTATGCACCGGCCAGCTTGAGGGCTTTGAAGTAACGGTGGCTGATTTCAGCTTTACGCATTTCTTCGTGCTCAGGCAGGCTTTCAGCCAGGCGCTCACACATTAGCTTGTACTCAATGAGTAATAGGCTGGTGTCTTTCTGCATGATCAGCCGCTTGTTGACGTTGATCATGTCAGCCAGGTTGGCTAGCTTGTCCGACAACTCTTCCAGGTACCCACTGTTCTGTGGATTGGTGTGCATATCGAAGACTTGTTCAGCGGTGAGGCTGAGGTTTTTGGAAGCACCCTTGAGGTAGCCAAAGAAGCAGCGGCGTGCGTAACCGGTGTCCAGCATGGCGTACAACTGCTGTTCAGTGGCAGCCCCGTCAAACAGCTTGGATGGAGTACCAAAGAGCATCATGTTGGTTGGGGTCATACCACGAATCTCTTCGTTGCGGCTGTTGTCACTGGTGGACTTGATCAGCTTGGTCTTAACCCGGCCCTTGTCGTACAGCTCAAGGAAGGTGGTCAACACTTCGGTGTTGCCCATCAGGTTCAGACCGATTTCATCGATCTCCAAGTTCACTGCACCGGCGTCCGCCATCAGCAACTTGTGTCGCATCTGCTTCACCGCTGGACCGGTACCCGAGTCAAAGCTGAACAGCAGACTGCCCAACATGTCGAACTCTTTGGTTACACGCTCCAGCTCTTGATCTGGATCAGAGGATTTGCGGATAGCCCGTTTGTGAGCCAGCTTGGGCAAGTTGTGTTCAGCCAGTAATGGGAAGGTCTCTTCAAGGAAGCGTTCCCGGAACTGGTTGATCACTTCATCTTCGATGATGCCAGTGGAGTGACCTTTACCGGTACCCGATGGGGACAGGTTCAGGGCGTAGACGTTGACTGGGATGTCACCGCGGTCCGGGGTAGCAATCTGGCAACGCATTTGCGAAGCCACTACACCGAAGTAGTAACCCACCAGCACACGGAAGAACAACGGCTCAGTGTTCTGCGTCTTGTTGCACAAAATGCTGACCAGCTTCTCTGCTGTTGGGTGGTAGTCCATTTCGTCAAACGAAAGCATGGAAGTCTCCTGGTTAAAGGATGAGGTCGCCGGAGGCTATAAGGCCTTTGGCTTGCTCACAGATAGGGAAGGCTGGGCAGTACTTGCACGCGACCACTTGGCCAGGTACTTCTTTAACCAAGCCTACGTTTTTGTTCTCTGCCATGAAGATGTAAGCGTCCTGCTTGTTGTCGAAGTTCTTAGTGGAACGCGACATCTTTTCTGGATTTTTGTAGTACTTGAACTGCGCTTCTTTACGCCACAGGTCTTTGTCCGTGCAGGGAGGCAGCTCGTTTTCAGGCAGGTGCCAGTTGGCATCGATCAGTTTGATCTTCTGCTCTACAAAGGCCTCTGCTTCACGCAGTGACTTGAGCTTGTAGACCTTCTGCATTACCCGCTTGGGTGGGTACTTGGCATCGCTGCGAGCCTGTGCCCCGGACCAGTCGGTGAAGATGAACTGAATGGCCATGGTGTCTTGGGTCACGATGTCCGGGTTCAGCCAGCGGTACAGACTACCCTGCCAGATGTAGTCCTCGTCTTTGGTGTTGTTGATCCAGGTGTAGACCGAGGTGGTCTTAAAGTCCTCGACTCGACCATCACCCACAAAGTCGAACTTACCGCTGACCTTACGGCCACCGATCATCTTGTGGGAGCGGCGTTCTAGGTACACCGGAATACACCCGTCATACAGCTGGTGGGGTTCTGGATTAACCAGGACTTTCTCGACCATGCCTTTGGGGTAGCCCAAAGCGATCATGGCTTTACTGGAGTTATCCAACCAGGCACGTTCAATGCCGTCGTGAATAGCCGAGCCCAGGCGAGATGGAACTAAGCCATCAATATCAGCCAGGCCCATCTCTTGGGGAACACGGGCACTCAAGACAAGTTGCTTGAGGGGTTTAAGAAGTGAAGTAACCGAAATGGTTTCTTCGTCGTAATCATAATTATCCGTGGCGAGAAAGACTGCCAGTGACAGTGGAACTGAGCTGTTATTAAGAAACCGGCGCATGGCGTTACCTGTGTGTAGGGGGTCTGGATTCATACCCAGTCATAAAGAACCGCATGTTTAACCATGCCAGGTACTTCAGTTTAACTACGCGTGTAGAAGCTGGAATGTGTTGTAGGTCTTCAGCGTGGATACGAACCAGAACTCTAATGTCAGGCGATTCTGGGTCATCCGTGTAACCGTAATAGCGTGTAACGAAACGTGGGATGACCCATAGCAACATGGTTAGTCCTCAATGGGTTTGTTGATTTGAAGCCAGCGATTCAATGTATCGCGGGCTTCTTTAATATCCTGGTACTGAGTCTTACCACCGGTGCGAACACCAGACAGTAGGATCTTCTTACTTGCATGGTGAAGGGCACCACTGAAGTCCCTGAGTTCAAAGCGGTGATGCACAAGGTATACATCAGCCTCGTCATCACCAGAGAAGTCCTTGAAGTACTTGGGGTAGAGTTCCGACAGTGAAGGTTCTTTGTCGGTGCGGGAATCCCCTACATGGATAAAGCTTACGTCTTCGCAGTCCTTGCAATAGTCCTTATCGGTATTCGAGGTAATAACTACCCCGCACCCAATAGACTTGCATTGGTGCATGGTGTGTCCCGGGAGGTTAGTTAGTGTGGGTGGTAATGTTATACCGCTGTTGAGACTGAAGTAAGGGCCAAGTGCCGGTTGATATGAAACATGATCAACTTAACGGCTTTGATGTACTTCTGTGCCTGTCGCACTTCAATGTTCATCATGGCCATAACTTCACGGGTGTTAATCACAGGCATGCACTGCATGATGTTGTACAGTCGATTAACACTCAGTGGTTTAGAGCCTCCGGTTGTCTGGTGGTGATCCAGACGGGCTACCCCTTGAATGATGTCGTCAATGGGGCAGTTTTCGGCGTGGGGCTGACGGTGCTGCATGAACGCCAACAGGGTGTTGTCGATGTTCTGTGCACGGGGCTGGCGCTGGGTGTTCATCACCCGGCTGTAGCGGATACGGTCGACCCTGGATTTACCCAGGTGTGCAGCAAAGAGGGGCATCTCATCAATGTTGTCGAATGGCACTCTGGCAAACTCCAGTCCAGAAATGACGCTCTCGTAGAACGTCGCATTATATAAAGGCCCCCTCCCTCCCTCTGAAATCGAGGTCGAACGGGGTCCCTCACTGCATCCATACGTGAGTGAAACAGGCTGTAGGAATCACACAGCGCGGGGAACGCGCCTACAGAAGAATCAGGTGAGCGGCGCAGTGCCCGAGGAGGAGCGCAGCGACGATCGAAGGAGCACGGGAGCCAGCGAACCGGCTGTCAATAAAACAGCAGTCAGTCATTTGGCGGTTCAGATGCTAGCAATAAGACACTACGGCAACCAAGCTGTTAGCTATAAAATACGTAACAAATGGTTATAAGCCGTCCTACACCGCTGCCGCACTCCCGGCGTCATCGCTGCGCGATTCCTTGGGGTGCTTCGCGGTTCGGACTGGGCATAAGAAAAGGGGCACTAGGCCCCCTTATTCATTCCTTTGATATCTGGCTATGCACTACAGGCCACACACTCGTCTTTCACCACAATGCCACTACGTGAGTAGATGTAGTACTGGCTCAGAATGTTCTCGTCCAACAGCACTGCAGTCAGCAGCTCTGCAATGAGGTCTTCGGAGCCATCCTCTGGCACGTAGAAGTTCAGGCTCTGACCCTGACAGGTCCACTTCTGACGTAGGCTGGCGTGACGTAGCAGGACCATCTGCTGCATTTCAAAGGCATTCTTGAAGACTGCCTTCTCCTGCTCGCTCATCCAGTCCAGGTGCTGGCCTGAGCCGAGCTTGTCGATGACGCTCTGGATGGTTTCCTCGTTGTACACCCCACGGCTCTTCATGAGCTCGTAGAACACGGGGGTGATACGACGCAGTTCACCAACACTGGAACCGGCGTCGTAGATCAAGCCTGGATCAGGGAACCAGGATTCACTGACGCCACCCATGAGCAGGGCAGTGGTCTTGGTAGGGGCATAGGCAATGCGGTGGGTGTTACGCACCCCGTAGCCTTTACACCACTCCGGTTCGCCATACTCTTTGGCCAACCACTGACTAGCACGCAAGGATTCGTCATGCAGGTGCTTGGCGATCTTGGTGCTGAGGAACTGCGCATCCAGACTCTCGTAGGGAATGCTGTTCATCTGCAGGTAGGTGTGGAAGCCCATTACGCCCAAACCAATGGCACGGCCCTTGAGGGTGAATTCTCGGACCTTCTCGAGACCAATGATGTCCGCGGATTTCTCAATGAACTCCGAGCACAGGCAGTCCAAGAATACTGTGGCAATGAAGGCTGATTCACTGTTCTGGATACGGTCCCAGTGCACCAGGTTCAGGGAAGCCAAGATGCAGGAGTAGGTCAGCATCTCCGAGCTGTGCAACATGATCTCGGTGCACAGGTTGGTGGCTTCAATAAACAAGCCCCAGTCCTTGTACATCTGCGGACGGTGGCGGTTAGCCGTGTCCACTTTGAAGATGTAGCCCTTGCCGGTAATCAGCTTGGTGTACACCGCCTTGATCCAGCGACGGTTAGCTTCTGGCTCATTGGCTTTAAGGCGATCGATGAATGAATCACGGATGATCCAGCCATAGTTCTTACCGTTGTGGTCGTGTGCCAGGCTGTCGCAGGCCTCATCCCAGTCACCGTGCTCGATGTCCAGGTACGCGCCAATAGAGCCGCGACGTGCACCGCCTTGACTGATCTTGGACACCGCAGTGAAGAAGTCATTGATGACTTCAACAGCACCGTTGGCTTTGCCGCCTTTGCTGATCTTGCTACCACGCGGACGGATTTTGCTGAAGTTGGCTGAAGTGCCAAAGCCTTGCTGAGACAGTAAGGCTGTTTCCTTAAGCCCCTCGTAGAAGCTGGGAACGCTGTCCTGAATGTCCTGACCGGAACAGGCCACCATCATGCCGCGCTCGGTACCGGTGTTAGCCAGGGCAGGTGAGGAGGGCGACAAGACACCATCCCAGAGCTCATTAAAGAACTTCTGTTCCCACTCCAGCTCACGGCCTTTCATGTGCTTGGCGAGCGTGTGGGAGATCTTTAGGTGACGGCCATAGACGGCGGCTTCACCAGGGACTTGGTACTTCTGCTTGAACATCTGCCAGCCTTGGGTGGTGTACCAAAGAGGCAGACGACCAAGTTCCTGTAGCTGCTTGCGTTCAAGACTGAGCTTTTCAAACTCTTGTAGGGTGGATTCGTCCACGTTGCCGGTGATTTCAAACGCCATGGACCATCTCCAACTTAAAGCGAAGTTTGTATTGAGCCCAGTTACGGGTGTATTGCAGCTGGGTGTTGGCGAAGAAGTCAGGGACTTTCACCGTGGACAACTGCTGGTAGAACCAGGTGCTGATGACGCCGTTCTTGTTGCCAAACAGTGGCTCCATTTCCAGGCGCTTGAGCACCACGTCGATACGGTCTTCGTGGAAGGCCAGTAGCTCGTCTTCAGTGACCACACGGTTACCCGGCACCTCAAACAACTTTCGGGTGATCAGGATTTCGTGCTGTGATACGTCACGGGCCATCTGCAGGATCTTGCGCTTGAGGGCAGCGTCCTGTTCTGGGCTGTGGTTACCGGCTGCAATGCGCTCAGCACGGCACTGAAGGAACAGTTGCGCGGAAGCGATCGAGTGGAAGTTTTCATCCTTGGTACTGCCGTCGATACCACTGACGAAGTGACCAATGAAGTTGAAGCCACGACTGTTGAAGCCTTTGAAGAAACCCAGTGCAGTGAACAGCACAGCGCCTTCTAAGAAGGCCAAGGCTGCAGTCACCTCTAGGGCGTCCTCACTGGCTGCACACTCACTGATAAAGCGAATGCGTTCCGCCAGTACCGGGTCTTTCTTCCACTGGCTGTAGAACTCGTCATTGGCCTTGCCCAGTACTTCGTTAGCCAGGTTGTAGAACGGGGCATGGGAACCCAGCTCGACGTTGGCAAAGCAGGCACACATGCGCTGGATCTCAGGCCGCGGGAACATGCGAGCAATCTTGCCGCCCCACATCTCATCGCCACCAATCATCAGCTCGTACTGCGTGATGATTGATTGTGCAGTGAGGATGCCGTGCAACTCGCCTGGGGTCAGGTTGGTACGGAAGTCTTGGGCATCTTGTTCCACACCCAGCTCTTCGGCTGGCCAGAATAGTGATTGCTGGGTAATGGCCATCTCAGTGGCCCACGGGTAGCGAGCCACATAGGAGTCGGTTGGGGTTTCAATCTGGCTCAGGTATTCGCTCATTTGGTCTCCCCAACGAGTGCAGCCCAGCTGACTGGGAAGAGCGGGCGGATGATCTGGTCGACCTCAGCAAACAGGTCTTGGATCTCTTTCTGGGCATGGGCATCGCTGCGAGCGACATAGGCTTGGGAGAAGGCATACAGCGAGCCAGTCCATACCCAGTTCACTTCAATGCCTTGGATCAGGAAGAAGCGGGCCTGCTCTGGGCATACACCATCTTCAATAGCACCCAGGTACAAGCGAATCGACTCATTGGCAAAGTCGGTGTACTCAGCTTTCCAATACTCCGAGTGTTTATGCTTACCAGCACTGCCTTGTTTGACATCCTCCGCTGCAGCACGGAAGTGCTCAGGGATAAAGAACTCTGGCTTGGACTTGATATAGCGGCGGGACTCTTCCGATTCCACCAAACCAATCTTGTGTTTAAACGACTGACGCGCAATGGGCACCGGTGCCGACATACGCAAGGTAATGTGCGGGTGCGCGAATGGGACCCAATGTTCTGGAATACTACGCAGGTAGTTAGCCAGGTCTTTGGCTTTGTTGTAGTCAGTGACATCCACCATCTTCTTGATGAGGCTGTCCCAGTCACCTGACTTCATGCCGCGAGCCAGGAAACGAATCAGGTTATTGTTTTGTTCTTCCGTGAAGTTCTTCGCCAGGTCGGCAAAAGAATGGCGAGCATAGTTCGCCACCGCACTATCGGTTAGATAGTGGTCTTCGTATTTAGCGTGCATTAGGGTTCCTGCAATGAGGGTGAGTGGAAGAGTGGCACAAGGGTTAAAGGGCGAGTAGTTTAAGAACTCGATCGTTAACTGTCTTGTACAATGCGTGACTTTATTTAACTGGGGAAGTGTATGAGTGCTGATTTTTGCGGTACGGGTCAGTGGAGCGGCCCTAAACCAGGTGATCCCGACAACAATAGTATCTTGTACGCAAGCCCTGGGTTTGGCGGTATTGATGTTGCGTGGACGTACCCTGGAGTAAACCCCCATGCGGTGGCCCATGTAATTCTGTTTAGGAGTTCTTCCGCTGATCCTACGACTATGGTGCAACATGCCATTGTCGATGGCTCTTTTTTCTTTGATCGCATCGACTCAGCCACCCCCATTCAGTATTACTACTGGATCAGGATTGTTTCCATTAATGGCACCGTAGGGGATGTTATTGGGCCTGCCAGTAGTACGGCGAGAAGCAGCATTGAAGACACTATAAGATCACTCAGCGGTAAGATTGATGAGGGCGTGCTATCACAAACGCTTAAAGCTGAGATTGACCGTATTAAGGTTAATGCCTTTGATCTCTCTCAAGAGATACTGGACCGGGCATTAAATGATGATGCCTTGGGGGCTTCGTTTAACACGATCCAGGCCTTCTCAGAAGAAACCCGTGCACTGGTGCAAACAGAAGCCATCGCTCGGACGGAGGCCGACTCAGCCTTTGTAGGGGTAGCAAACACCCTGTACGCAAGTGTTGAGCAAAACACAGCCTCTATTCAGGACTTGTCCAAAGTTATTGTGGAGGTGGACGCCGCTAGTGCACTAAGGGTGTCTCAGGCAGAGGCTCAACTGGGGAGCAATTTAAGCCAGGTAGAGCAGGCCATGAGCAGTGATATTGAGCGTGTAGATGGGCGCATTGTTACGCTCAGTGCTCAGTGGACAGCCAAGGTTCAGGTCAATGGTTTGATTGGTGGCTTTGGTATCTACGCCTCTGATGACGGCACAGTAAGGGAAGTGCAAGCAGGCTTTGACGTAGATACATTCTTTGTAGGACGTACCAACACAGCAGGCATTAAGCCTTTCATTGTGTCCGGTAATGAGGTGTTTATTAACGGGGCGGTGATCAACTCCCTGACGTTTAATAAACTCCGTGCGGATGACGGCAGCCTGGCTTTTGCCAACGGCAAACTGCAGGCCAAATACATTGAAGTAGAAAATCTTTCGATTACCAATGCCAACTTCAAAGGTGATTTGAAGTCTGACAACTATGTACCAGGCGTCAGTGGCTGGATCATAAAAAAGTAGATGCCATCTCCCTGGCTTACCCACAGGCAGATGGCAGTACAACAACTGGGTTGTTCATGGCGGAATTTAATGACGCCACGTTTGCAGGGGATGTATCTGGACTAGATGGAACTTTCTCAGGTACGTTGACGGCACGAGCAATTAATGCGGCTAACAACATCAACATTGCAGGTAACTCTGTAGCCAGAACCACCGTCAGTACGCGTGATATATCCAACTCATTTGACGACGACTCTGTGTGGCGTTCGGTACACCAACACACCGTCTTAGTACCCTCTGAAGATACTCAAGGGGGTTGGTTAAACACAGCCATCCAATACAGTGTTTATGACCGAAAGGGGAGGGAGAACCATCACTTTCCTGCCCAATTGCGGTTCAGAATAAACGGCCTGGTTATATACACCACACCCAACTGGATTCTTTTAGGGGACTTTTACAAGGCGTACGGCGATATGTACTCTGAAATTGTATACCGTGCCCCTGCTCCCGGTGCTTACACCATATCCATGGATCTGCGGGTAGGGGATAGAAATACCAATATGTATATCGAGTTTGTAAACATAGTATTCAGAACAGATTACTTCAGGAAATAGTATGTCCTTTGTCGAACTCTCTAACACGATGTTTCGAGGTCACCTAAAAGCTGCATCAGGGTCAGCTAAATTCAAACTTACTGCGCAGGCCATTAATGCTGTAGATACCCTTAACATTAACTACAATCAAGTCACGTATGACCGCCTTATTACATACAACCGGGCTTACCAGCAGGCCGGTTCTGTATTAGCGGCTATGTTATTAGATATTCCCGACACCACGGCCTGGGTGGAAATTGTAGCGTACGGTACTTATGCAGGGGGGGTGACTGTGGATGGAGGCTGGCGTATTAATAGAAACCGTAGATCCCCTAACCAACCTTTATTGCCGTTTGTAGAACTTGTTCTATTAAACAAAGGGCAGCACACGGTGCAACTGCACTCAGCAGGATCGGGTGCAAGTTCTGGTTTGATTCTGTGTAGGTATATCAGGGCAACAGGAGGGTAGTGTGGACACAGGGTATGCAGAATTTAATGACTCCACTAGCAAGTTGCGTGGGATTATGGTGGCAGGTACTGGCACCTTTTCAGGTACTTTTTCTGCCCAGAACATTGATGCTATTTCTCACGTTAATGTGCGTGATGGGGCAGTATCTGCACATATAGGATTCAATTTTCCTCAGGGTAGTACCTCAGCTGCCTTTGCAGTACCAGGACAACTCCACGCATCAGTGGCAGACATTACCATCCCCATATCAGTGTTGAGTGATGGCCCCTCTGAAGCAAACCCTGGTTTTATTGAGCTACACAAAAATGGGCAGTTACTACAGCGCGCAAGTATTGGGGTGAGGGCTACTGTAGGTTTTTTTCAAGTGGCTCGTTTTATTGATAGTGACGTTAGTGGTACGTCTTATTACCAAGTGGTATTACAAGGCTCCTCCTATTTGTATTACGAAACTAAGGGCGTAGGTAAAGATAGAGAAGTCTTTACGAGGTGGGGGAGCTTGAGCTTAGGTCTAATTGGTGCGGTAACAGTTGGTTTTAGAAAGAGGTGACAAATGATTACTGCAACAGTATATGAAAAAGAACAGGGCATGGTCTTAATGACAGTTGAAGCCCCTGATGAAGAAACCGTACTGCTACAAATCCAAGATCCCAAGAAAGAAGAGATTCTGTGGGGTGAAAAGATTGATGGCTTAAAGTTCTATTTTGTTGCGGGTGCTGCAGTACCACGGCCTGTGTTTACGTTAGAGATCAAAAACGGCCTGACAGTGGCTGCTGGGCAAGTACTGCGTATTGGCAAAGTACCCATTGGCTGCACGGTGCGGTATCCAGGCGGTACTGCAGTGGTGAATGACGGGTACATCGAATGGGCGTCTGTGACTCCAGGTACATTTGATTTCACCTTCTCCCTATTCCCCTACCAGGAGATGACCCTTAATGCCATCGTTAGGTAGTTATGACGCACTGCGCCAACAAGAGGCATCAACAGACGACATCAATGCGGCTCGAGACAGGGCAGAGAAGTTGGTAAAGACTTCTAAAGGTGTCCTGCAATTTGATGCGCAGAGTGAACAGCGTATGCGGGTTGTCCTGGCTTCCCTTAATGAGCCTGGTGCCAAGGTACATTGGAAGATGGCGGACAACAGTACAGTCGAACTGTCTGAGGCCTCTATGAGTGCCCTGATTGAAGAGGCCACAGTTAATATGGCTGCAAGGATTCAAACGGTGTTTGCTAGGGCGTCGTTGTTAAAAACCAAGAAGAACTTAGGGCAGGTGGTAACCTTAAGGGACATTAGTGAGGAACAGTGGTAACAAATTTGATTGTGTAAGAGCAGCGCTATAGAGTCACCTCGTGTTAGTTGCGGCGTTTAACAAGGATATGGAATAGCCAAGACTGCTTGTTTTGTCCTACTTAATATCCTTGGAGGCTTTATGTCTGCTTTTTCCGATCACCTGGAAAACACGCTGATCAACGCAACTCTGCGTGGCGGCTCTTACACCGGCGGTGCTGTGTTCGCTGCACTTTTTACGTCTGATCCTACTGACGCTGGCACAGGTGCTGAACTTGTAGACAGTGGTTATGTGCGCCAACGCGCTCACGCATCTGTTGCTTCGGATGGTTTTACCGTACCATCTAACGGCTCAACTTCCAATGCACGCAACTTGATCTTTCCGGCCATTGTTGATTCCCAGAAAGTCATTACTCACTGGGGCCTGTTTGATGCCCAGAATTCCGGCAACTTGCTGTACCACTCCTCGATGTTGAACCCCAAGACCCTGGACCCGACTGATGTGCTGTCGTTCCCAATTGGTTCTTTGATCATCACCTTGGTGTAACGCTATGCGGTTTGGTCTGTCTTTATTTGGTGGTGCGGTAACAGGGCTTGTCATTGCGGCAGGTGCTTCAAGCTGTGCTGCCTCTGCGTCAGCCCAAACTTTAGTCACTCGCTTGGGTGCAGTAACGCTGTCTGCCCAAGCGGTGGCTGCTCCTGCAGATGTTCGCCGGGTAGCCGGTGTCTTTCCTTCAGTGCTCACTGCCTTAGCAACAGCGGCAGGTGCATCACAGGTTGAATTCCACCCTTTGCCGACTACGGCAACAGGGCAAGCAGTGGCCCAAACTGGTCAAGCTGTTGCTGAATACAGCGGCTACGGGTTTGCTAACGGGTACTCGTATTCTCAGGCACGCGCTGTTCGCATGGTTCGCCTTTTCCCAAAACAGGCTCAAGCGTTTGCGTGGGCTGAGGGTAATGCGCAAACCTGGCAGTTTGGGCACGCCAACCCTGCACGGGCAAAGGCCATTGGTTTTGGTACGACTTACCATGTGGGTAATGTGCGTGCTGTTGCGTCTGCCCATGCTTATGCCACTCCAGCAATGGAGATTGGTGGCAAGGGTATTGGTTACGCCTACTCGTATGCAGAAGGCACCTGCCTGTATCAAGGCGGTGTAGCTGGCTACGGTCAGGCGACTTCTTATGTGTTGGCAGATCCTGTCGTCACCAAGAATGGTGTTGTGTACCAAGAAGCTAACGGCTTTGGGGTGTCTTCTGCACTGGGTGAAATACTCACCACTACGGTGTATCAGTCACAGACTGCCAGGGCTTATGCCATTTTGGTGGCCTACCCGAAAACCCAAGTTGGGGGTAAAGGTAGAGCCTCTGCTCGTGCGCTGGGGTATGGCGATGGGTTGTCGATGGCAACCGGCGCTACGTTGGTGGTGGGTAACTCTGCTGCAACTGTAGTAGCTAAAGCCTCTAAACAAGCCAGAGGTAAGAGCACTGCAGTGGCCAGGGCACTGGCTACAGGTGACGGCCTAAAACGACAAACCCGTGTCAGCGGTACCGGTGTTTCCCGCGCTACTGCACAGGCTACTTGCTTGCGCACATGTACTGTCAAGAGTACTGCCACAGCCCGTGCACTAATAACGGCAAGCAACATACGCACAACCACCCCTAAATTACCTGTACTTCGTGCCGTGGCAACAGGCAGTAATACCCACAGCTTCTTAGAAGTGCAAGGCTCCCCTGTTAATGCCACCGCCCACGTATCTGCACAGGCTTTTAAAGACTTGGTGGGAAGCGGTACAGCCGTGTTTATTGCAGTGGGTGAAGGTTTTAACCAAGTGAATGACCTGGTTAGAGCACCGCTTAATAGAACCAGTACTGTACTCGCAGGGTCGCGGACCTCAAGCCTGGTATCCCAATCCCGTACTTCTACAGTCTGAGGCTCTATGGACACGTATCTAAAGCAACCTAAAGACATCCTGGATTACGACATCGATGCCTCAAACTGGTTTTCAAGCATCCCTGGCGATGACATTGAGTCGGTAACCATTACTGTTACTTCTGTTTCAGAAGAAGTGCCCTCCCTTGTGTTAGGGCCTGGAGTCCACCCGGAATATGTACTGCTCGGTAATAACCCCGTGCGTTTCAAAATCTGGGTAGGTGGTGGAACTGACTACGCAGAATATAAAATTTCCTGCTTGATTAAGACTGAACAGGACCGGGAAATAGAGCACGACATTAAAATTAAGGTGCGTGACCGATGAGTAGTTTCGATAACTTTGTACAGTGTCAGGTAATTGCTCCTGTCGCTATTGGCGCAACTGAGTTGGATTTAATGCCTGCAGTGGCCCCGTACAAACTTCCTCCAGTTGGAGGTGGTTTGCTGGTGTTAGTGGACAGTCCGGGCAACCCTTCTTTTATTGAGGTGATTCGCTATACCGCCCGCAGCGGACAGCAATTGACCGGTTTGACTCGCGGTCAAGAAGGAACAGTAGCGCGTGCTTGGTCCGGTACTGTCTTCGCTTTCCAGTCGCTGATGGCAGGGGACTTTCAATCCCTATTGGACAGTAAGCTGAATGCTGCCACGTACACCGCTGCGGACGTACTGACCAAGATTAAGACCGTAGACGGTGCAGGCTCTGGCTTGGATGCGGATTTACTGGATGGTCAGGAGGGGTCGTATTACCTAAGCGCAACTAACCTGAACGCGGGCACCCTGCCCGACGCCCGCCTATCAGGTACTTACACAGGGGTGAACATCACAGGTAACGCTGCGACGGCAACCACTTTGACAGGGATGACTCCTACTGTTGCTGAGTTGAATTACATGGATGGGGTTACCAGTCCAGTACAAACTCAATTGAACGCCAAGGCTGCACTAGCTTCTCCTGCTCTGACCGGTACGCCTACTGCTCCTACGGCTGCTGATGGCACCAGCACTACTCAATTGGCCACCACTGCATTTGTACAAGGGGCTGTTGGGGGTTACCTGAGCAAGGCTGTTACTGGTGGCACTGTGGTGCTGACTTCGACTGAAGCCAGTAACCCTGTGATCGGATTGTCTGGGGCACTGACCTCGAACCTGATTCTAGAAATCCCTGTTGCATCCAAGCGGATCTACTCGATCACCAACGGTACTACTGGGGCTTTCACTGTGACCGTCAAAGTCACTGGTTTGACCCCAACCGTGTTGGTGGCTCAGGGTAAACGCAACCTGGTTTACACCAATGGTGTGGGTGCCTATAACGCCATCAACGACTTTGATGCCATCGCATTGACCGGTGTGTCAACTGCTGTAACAGCGGCGGTTGGGACGAATACTACGCAGGTCGCCACAACAGCATTCGTGAATGCTGAGATTGCCGCTGACGCACCAACTAAAACAGGTGGTGGCGCTTCTGGTACTTGGCCTGTGGCTATTACAGGGAATGCTGCTACAGCGACCGCGTTACAGACAGCTAGCACGATCAACGGGGTGAGCTTTAACGGTACAGCCAACATCACCGTAGCCGATGCCACCAAGCAAGCCGCACACGCCAATCTGAGTGCGCTGTCAGGGCTTACCGGTGCGGCAGATCGTCTACCGTACTTCACAGGTGCCGGCGCGCTGAGTGTAGCCACGCTGACTGGACTGGCTAGGAATCTGCTGGATGATACTACCCAGTCAGGGATGCAAAGCACGCTAGGCTTGGTTAAGCAGACTAGCGCAA